ATATTAGATTATGCCAATTATTAGAAAGAATGACGTTGTTACAGAGCGTCCAGTGATTATCGTACTCTATGGTACTCCAGGTACCGGTAAGACATCTTTGGCTACTACAGCCAACAGTCCTTTACTCATCGACACCGACCGCGGCTTTGACCGTGCCGTCCAGCGCCCAGACATTGTTGTCACGGCTTCACGCTGGGAGGACATCTATAACGCAGAGGTTATCGGTTCCTATGTTGTTGATGATGGCAAGCAGGTTTGGAAGCCAGGTCTGATCAGTGAGTGTAAGACCATCGTAGTAGATACTGCCAAGGCTATGCTCGATGACTATCTCAACGCTTTTGCTATTCAGCAAGACCCTAAGCTGGGAACTAACTCATTGAAGCGATATGGCGTGATGGGAGAATTGTTCAAGCAGTTTGTCGGCATTCTCCGTTCAAACAATTCAGACATCATCTTCATCTGCCACGACAAGGAGACGCAGGAGGGAGACTACATCAAGCATTCTCCAGACTGTACAGGACAGAGCAAGGACTTGCTCATCCGTATTGCGGACCAGGTAGGTTACATCTGCAAGGAGAACGGCAATCGTGTCATCAAGTTTGAGCCGCAGGACAATCGTGTTGGTAAGAATGTTGCAGACCTGCAGGACACTTGGATTCCAGCTTACGGAACAGAGGAGTTTGACACTTGCATGGCAGACATCATCAAGAAGGTGAAGAAAGCCATCGTGAATAAGTCAGACGCTCAGGCAAAGGCGCAGGAAGCTGTTGATGATGCTCGCAAGAAGCTTGCGGCCGTAGAGACCGTAGATGATGCAAATGCGCTCATAGAGGTTGCTCACGGACTGAATAAGATTCACCAGAAGGCATTTATGAATCAGATGATCAAGGAGCTTGCTGCCAAGGGCATTGACTTTGACAAGAAGGGCAAGAAGTTCGTCAAGCACGAGGATGCAGCATGATGAAGCCTTTGATTAGAGTTACCCAGTTAGAGAGCTTCAGACGATATATGTCTGGCGAATATGCTTACGTTACAGAGCAGGACGTCATAGATAATATCACCAAGAAGTTCGAGGGTAACGATTATACAAGAATAGGAACTGCCTTTCACTCCATCGTGGAGACTGGCAGTCCCCATTGCTTCAAGGAGCCAGAAGGTGTTCGTCATTTCACCTATTATAAGAAAGATAAGACTGAACCCGTTCCAAAAGGAAGAAGGTTCGTCTTTGATGAAGGTGAAGCGATTCTTGACATTCCTCAATGCAAGGTTGCTTTGAAATATAGGAATGAGCATCCAGGCGCCTTTCACGAGGTTCGTGAATACAAGGATTTCGGCGATGCCGTTATCACGGGATGTGCCGATATGATTGACGGACTAGAGATAAGAGACATCAAGACTAAGTACGGACCGGTATCAGACAAAGACTATATAGACAGTTGCCAATGGCAGCTTTACCTAGAGTTGTTTGAAGCTGATGTATTCCATTTTGACTTGTTTGTCTTTGAGGGCTACAATAAGGATAAGCACAAGGGTGACGTCAGAGGCCTTAAGCTTACTCCTTACGAGCCAGCAATCACTTGTTACAGATACCCAGGTATGGAAGACAAGAATCACGCGCTATTGCGAGACTTCCTCAAATGGGTAGAAATGAGAGAATTATTACCATATTTACCATTAACAGAATCAGATGGCTAATACAATGACAGGAAGGGTATTGCTCATCGGCAATGTCGAGGAAATACCCAGTAAGAGCGGCGGAGAGCCGTTCAAAAAGAGAGTTGTGGTTCTTAACTGCACACATTCGAATTACGGAGATGTGTACGAGAACTATCCAAGTTTTGAGTTCAGCGGAAAGCACGTGGATGATCCTGCGGCTTTTGCGGTTGGTGAGATTGTTACCATATCTTTTGCTCTTCAAGGTACCAAGTATCAGAAGAGTGCAAATGACCCGGTAAAGTATTTCAATACCATTTCGGGTTACAAGATAGAGAAGTATCAGAGAGGCGCCCAGACGCAGCAGCAAGCACCTCCACCACCGCAGCCGCAAGGTGCTCAGTCACCGGCACCGCAGCCGGGCAAAGATGATGACTTGCCATTCTAGTTATGATTTTCAATCTCAACAATGACAAGGACAGGGCAGACTATAAGGACTATTGCAATGGTCTTTACATGGATGCCTTGAAAAGCGGAAAGGGTTTTATCGTGGAGGTGAAGAAAAAGCACCGTCCACGTTCCCTTGCCCAAAACAGCTATCTGCACGTTTGTCTTCAGTATTTCGCATCAGAGTTCGGCTACGATGAAGAATATGTGAAGTATAACATTTTCAAGCAGATAGTGAACAGAGAAATCTTTGCGAAGCAGAGAACTAACAGAAGAGGACAGCCTGTAACTTATTGGAGAAGCACGGCTGACCTTGACACAAAAGAATTAACAGACGCTATTGAGAAGTTTCGGAACTATTCAAGTATGGTTGCAGGGTTGTATATACCCGAACCTAATGAAGAAGCAGCCTTGCTTGAAGCTCAGAAACAGATAGCATTATATGAAAAGTATTTATAATTATGAAATCAGATTTAAAAAATTATGTTCCTGAGAACATTGAGTTTGTATTGGAGGAAGGTGTAAAAGACATGTTCCCAATGGAGTTGGACTTCCTTGCTTTGACCGAGGAGAACCTTTGCGGAGAGAAGCCTTTGAAGAATAAGGCAGACATCCTTAAGTTTGTCGGAAAGCACTTCACGGCGACCTTCCCTGACAATGAGTTGGTTACACGTTTCCTCGATGAGTTCGAGAAGAAGAACATCAGAGAGGAGTATTGCACACTCGAAGAGAACGTTGTGCCAGCTCGCAAGCTGGAGTTGGAGGAGGCTTTGGAAAAAGCCAAGAAGATGAAGAAGGATGCAGAAGAGGCTTATGCTTCTGTCCTTATGGAAGTAGCCAAGTACGCCGCTGAGGTGCGCCAGGGAACTGTTGATATGCGTCTTAAGTCGAAGAACGTGTTCTGTATTGCATTGGCAGGTTACTATCTCGTATATAATTGGGATGCAAATACCGAGAAGTTCTTACTTGCAAAGGCTTATGCTATCCCGGACCGTTCTGAGATTTGGGCAAATGAGGTCAAGAATCGTGAGAGCATGAAAGAGGTCTTCGGATTGGAGTTCCCAGAAGAGGAGCAGCCAAAAGAAGAAGCTCAGCCAGAGCAGTCTTCAGATGATGACGATGATGAATTACCATTCGGCGAGTAATGAAGTACACTCTTAGAAATTATCAAAAGCAAGCTAGTGATGCAGCCGTAAGGCTGTTCACTAGCAAGGCTGACAAGAACGGATTGGTTATCCTGCCTACGGGTGCAGGAAAGAGCTTGGTGATAGCAGATATCGCCTCTCGCCTGGAAGGGCCGCTGTTAGTATTTCAACCTAGTAAGGAAATTCTTCAGCAGAACTTTGCCAAACTGCAAAGCTATGGTATCTTCGATTGCGGTTGCTATAGTGCCTCTGTAGGGTGTAAGGATATAAACAGAATAACCTTTGCTACCATCGGAAGCGTAATGAACCATATGTCAGACTTCGATTGTTTCAAGAACATCATAATTGACGAATGTCATTATGTAAACTCGAAGTCAGGGCAATACAAGCAGTTCATAGAAGCGAAGAACAGACAGGTTGTTGGATTAACAGCCACACCATACCGTCTTGATCGTGCCGAAGGAGGTTCCATCTTGAAGTTCCTCACAAGAGTCAGACCTAGAATATTTTCAAAGGTCATCTATTGTTGTCAGATTGGAGAGCTGCTTTCCAAAGGTTATCTTGCAGACTTGCATTATTATGATTTGACAGAATTGGATTTAAGAAGAGTCAGAAGCAATTCCACCGGTGCAGATTATGATGAAAGAAGTCTCCTCGCAGAGTATGAGCGTTGCGGATTCTATGATAAGCTATCAAATACAGTAGTCAAGGTTCTGCAGCCTAAAAGCGGCATTCCTAGAAAGGGAGTACTTGTATTTACCGCTTTTACAAAGGAGGCCAGGCAGTTGGTTGATAAGCTTCAATCACTCAGAATCAATGCCGCCATCGTGACAGGAGAGACACCTAAAAAGGAGCGTGAAGCCATTCTCGAAAGATTCAAGAGGAGAGAAATAAAGGTTGTTGCCAACGTTGGTGTACTGACTACGGGATTTGACTATCCTGCTCTAGACACCGTTGTCTTGGCACGCCCGACAAAATCTCTCGGGCTCTACTACCAGATGGTAGGTCGCGCTATCAGACCTTTTGAAGGCAAGGATGGGTGGATAGTTGACTTGTCGGGAAACTATAGCCGTTTCGGGAATGTTGCAGACCTCTTTATTAGCAGACCTCCAGGAACCACAAAATGGGCGGTATATTCTAGAGGAACACAATTAACTAATGTCGTACTAAGATGAGCGTTCTAAATGAGCTTATTGAATATAAGCAAAGAGATTCCGCATTAGGAACTGAGTATTTAACTCTCTGTCCGCATTGCAGAAAGGGAGTATTTACACAAGAACCAATTTATGTAGGAAGTTTAGCTTGCCGCTTATGTATTGATTTTGTGAAAATGACGGATAAATATGTTGTATGTAAATTCAAAAGAAATGTTTCCATTTTATAATAAAAAGAAGAAATCTACTTCTGCTCCCAAAAAGAGAAAGAAGAGTAAGCCGGATTTAGTCAAGAGACTAGACAAGGTGTTTGCATTGTATATTCGTCTGAGAGACTGCATGCCAAGCGGTATGGGACAATGTATCAGCTGCGGAAAGATAAAGCCGTACAGAGAGCTTGATTGCGGTCATTTCTTCGGACGCTCCAATATGGCGACCCGATTCGATGAAGATAACTGCAATGCAGAATGTATCGGGTGTAACAGAGTGAAGTCAGACCATCTTATATACTACCAGGAGAATCTGATAAAGAAGATTGGTGTTTCTCGATTTTCCACCCTGCGAGAGCGTGCACATTCCATCAAGAAATGGGATGACGATGAGTTGGAGAAAATGATTAAGTATTATACTAATGAAGTAAGAAGACTGAGTTATGAGAAAGGTATCACCGTTAATCTGTAAAAAATATAAGTCCCCAGTGTTTCACAACACCGAGGACTTGAACCAATTAAAATCCTATAAAGATTATACTTTAAAGGGATTTGTTTGCAAAGGTAATGAATTATTTTCAAATTGCCAAATAAATCCCATAAAAAAAGCCCGCTCACCAGCAGGCTAAAGAGGAATCCTATAGCATTCTTTTTTAACAGACGCTATGGAAAAAACTTATTGCAAAGGTACTAAAAAATATCGAGATAGCCAAATATATATTCAAATATATTTTGGTATTTTTGAATATTTAACTTAATTCTTTTGCATATATCAGAATGATTTCGTAATTTTGCATTAAAGAGGAAATAATAGTAACAATTAAAATATTATACAATATGGAAGAGACGGAATTTCTCAGAGATTTTGAAGGAATCAAGGACTACAGAACGTTCTTGGTAGGCTTGGACAAACAGTTCAAGTCGGCAGGTGTGTTGTATCGTGAGTTTAAGATTTTGGAGGGGATGGCTTCTATAGCTTTAAAGATTAGCCCTTCTATCCACAATTTTATCTCTAAGCAGCAAAGTGCTGTTTACAGTAAGTTACAGACAGAAGTTGACTCCCTGGCAAATAGTATAAAGCGAGGTAAGATATGCTTCATTAAGAACGAGGACTTGAACCAATAAGATTATGAGAGAATTTATTTTGAACGGGCTCACCAAGAAGCAGTGTGAGCAAATCAAAACCGTATTTTCAGGTAAATCGATTTATGAATTTGAAATATCATATTCATATTTCGGAGCAAATAATTGCAGCCTTATCGTTCGATCATCCAGACCAAATGTTCGAAAAGATGAGATGAGAAATGAATTTATGTGCTGTTTAATCAGATACATTGACTATATATCACATAAGGAGGGATAAGTATGGCTAGCTATTTTTCTCATGATTGTAATGCTCGTAACGACCCTAAGATACTAGAGTTGAGAATGAAGCATGGAATGGCTGGTTATGGTATATATTTCAGCATTCTCGAAAAACTGATGGAGGACAAAAATCACAAGTGTCTCAAAAATTATAATGCGATAGCTTTTGAGTTACGTGTCGATTCCTCTATTGTAAAATCAGTTGTTGAGGATTTCGGGTTATTTGTCTTTACCGATGACGGTAAGTACTTTTATTCCGAAAGTTTCACGAAAAGAATGGAGTGTGTTGATAAAATTAGTAAGGCTCGTGCAGAAGCAGGTCGAGCTGGAGGTCTCGCAAAAGCAAGAAATCGCAGAGAAAAAGAAAATGCGGTATCTTCAGTTCAAGAAAATGTGCCGTCCGAAAATCTAGCAAAAACTGTAGTTTCGGCTAGCAAACCTGTAGCAAATGCTAGCAAATCTTCTAGCAATAAAATAAAAGAAAAGAATAATAATATTATCTTAACAGATAGTTGCAGCTCTTCGGCTAAAGCCAAATCGCTGCATACTATGTGTAGAGAATATTTTGAGAGCTTTATTAAAGGCAAATACCAAGAATCGTATTATTGGACCGGAAAGGACGCTGGACAATTAAAGCAACTACTAAACGCAATAAAATTCACTCGTAAGAATCATATTGCGGCAGATGGTAGTCCTTTGCCAAAGCCGACAGAGGATAGCGATATGCTATCAGCATTTAAGGCATTCGTTGATTACGCCTATTCCCATGGAGGAATATGGCTCAAAGGAAAATTTACGATAGCCGTACTAAATTCTCAGTACAATTCTTTGCAGCAAAGCAGAAGTTTAAACATAAACGCAACAGACAATGGAAACAATACAAAGACAGGATGGAAAGCTCCAGACCACAAAGACACATCAGCGTATCGGTCGGGGTTTGGAGTTGCCGTTGGAAAATAGAGAAGTCAAGAACTTTCTTTACTATGCCTACAAACGAGAGGTAGAGAAAAGAAAAAGAACGTTCGTCTTCACAGACGAGCTAAAGGAAGCAATATCGAAAGTCGGGGATTTTCTTACTACAGAGACTAACTTTTACGGGCTGTTTATGCCAGGCAGTATTGGAAACGGCAAGACTACGATGCTAAAGGCTATTCGAGATTTGCTAGTTTATCTTGTGGACTCAAACAAGATTAGCTATTGCGAGGGTGACAAATATCCGCGTTTCATCAAGGCTAGAGATATGGCTTACATGATTTACGAAGACAGAAACGAGTTCAGTGCAATCAAGAACGCCAAGTTTCTCTTGATTGACGATTTGGGTGCCGAGCCAACGGAGATTGTCGCTTACGGAATGCACTACAAGCCGTTTGACGAGTTGTTGGACTATCGCTATGAGCAGATGCTGCCCACGATTATCAGCTCAAACCTAACGGCCATTGACATCGGACAGAAGTACGATGATTCAAGAATCGTAGATAGAATGCACGAAATGTTTGACATTTTAAGTTTTGAGGAGGAATCGTTCAGATGAGTTTAGCACAATCACCATATCAGAATCAGCCATTAGTGAATGACCCTAAGGCTGAGCAGTATGTTATCGGAAGCCTTCTCATTGACCCTACGGCTTATACCGTAGTCAGTCAGTATCTAGATGAAGACTGTTTCTATGATCCTATATGTCGTGACATTTGGAAAGCCGTTGACAATATGGGCAAGCACGGCATGCCGATAGATATCATATCCGTATCATCCGAACTTGGCAAGCAGAAGTCGAACGTGACTTCGTTGGACCTGATGAACATTTCGGCACAGATTGCTTCGTCAGCTCACATAGAGTATCATGCCATCAGATTGCAAGACCTTGGCAGGCGAAGAAAGCTATGGGTAGTAGGCCAGCAGCTTTCCAAGGTGGGACTGTCAGAAGAGGTACTTACCGCAGACGCACACCAAGAGGCTATAGAGAGTATCGGAGGAGTATTCGAGAAGGCGGATGGAGTGTTCACGCTCAATGATGCAATGAACAGCCTAAACGAGATAATGGTTAAGAACGCCACCGTTGGAGGTGTTACGACAGGAACCAAGACCGGCATGGAGCGATTCGATGAAAAGGGAGGACTGCAGAAGTCTGACTTGATTATCGTAGCCGGCGAAACTTCTCAGGGAAAGACGAGTCTTGCGCTTTGTATGACAAGACACGCCATCGAAAACGGAGCAAAGGTTGCTTTCTATTCTATGGAAATGACGAAGGAGCAGCTTACGGCACGCCTGCTTTCCGCCAAGACGAACATTCCGGCCAACAACATCCTTTATTCGGGCAGTCTGGCGCCAAGTGAGATAAGGATGATTGATGATGCTAGAGGAAAGTTGCCCGGTGAGAATTTATTCTTTGATGACAAGAGCACGTCAAATATAGATTCTATCCTTCTTTCCATCCGAATGCTTAAGATGCAGAAGGACATAGACGGAGCCGTAGTTGATTACTTGCAGATTCTCAACGTAAACTCCAGGAGTACGAGTTTCAGTAGAGAGCAGGCTATGGGTGATGCCGCACGAAGATTCAAGAACCTCGCCAAGGAGCTGAACATATGGATCATCGCCCTAAGCCAGTTGTCTAGAGATAGCAACTGTCCCGAGCCGAACTTGAACAGACTGCGTGATAGTGGACAGATAGGAGAAGCTGCCGATGTTGTCATCCTAGTCTATCGAGCAGAGTATTACAACAGAGCGTACCCTGCCCCATTCGACAATAAGGATGACTACCCTACTGACGGAACGGCTATGATAGACGTTGCCAAGGGACGTAACATCGGAACATTCAAATTCTTTATGGGATTCAACAAGAATACGACAAACTTTTTCAAGACAAATTTAATCAACGAGGAAGTGCAGGTTCCTTTCGAGAAGCCAGAAGAGACAGATGCACCATTCTGATAACCAGATAGTTACAAAGTACTATAATTTAACATTTTTAACTAAAAAGTCGTTGGTAAATTTGCATATATCAGAAAATTTTCGTACCTTTGCATATAGATAAGAGGTAGTACTTTTGACTATTCAGAGCCTACCTTACAAGTTGAACCAATTAAAATTATAAAGATTATGAATACAAAAGTAAACTCGCTTAATGAAAAGCAAAGAAAGATGTGGGAAATGATTCGAATAGAATTGAATTATGAAGACACGGATGAAGACTTCAATGAATTTAAGGATGAAGCTGAAGGTCTGCTTGCAGACGATGAGGAAGATTTCTATGTTACATACAACAGTATGAATGGCATTGATGCTTCTGATGTTCTAGACCTCATTAACGCATAGTAATCATCAATGATTCATAAGGCTATGGAAGAATCTTTATCAGAGTACATTCTTCGCAGATTTTGTTCTGCTTACCCTTCAGTTCCAATTACGCTTTCAAAAGTCAAGGCATATCTTGACACAGTTGATGATTGGAGAGAGTTAGATGACAGCCATTTGGCACTATTATACAATTTTAATCTTAAAAAATAGAAAGGGAATAATTATGAGAAATTCAAATTTCAAACTTATTAAATCATTGGGCTACGTGGTCGTAGTCGCCAGTATGGCGGCATATTCAACACCACAAGAGTATTGGAAGAACGTCGAGGACGGTTGCTTGTATGGTCACGTTGGAGACAGCATGGAAGAGTATAAGCTCTTGATGAAGGAAGGCATTATGTAAAGGAGGAACGGTCATGGGTTTAATCGAAGAAATCAGAGCAGCTAGAGTTTCTCAACTCACAGAGGAACAAAAGGAAAAGCTTCTTGCTTATATCAAGAAGTACTTGACGCAATATGATTACGCATTAATTGGTGGCGCAGCACACTTTTCGTATGATTGGGAAATTCCAGACCCAGATGGCAAGGATTGGTGGAGAGACTGTTATGCTCCATACAAACTCCATCCAGCTATTACGGATTGGCTGACCAGTCTTGGCTTTACGTGCAGACGCTATTATAACAGAGGTGGTGTTGATCAGGGAATATGTGTAAGAATATAAACAAGTGATGTGGCAACTGTGCCAAGCACATAAACCAAATGAGTTATGAAATACGTAGATTATAAAGCCAAGCAGCAAAAGGTGTTCGACAAGCTCCCTATGAAAGCTGCATTCGGAGATAAGCAGTTCAAGGAAATGATGGCAGAATGGGGTCTTACCACAAGCAAGGAAGACCTAGAAAAGATATGCTCCATCGGTGCCGGTGCTTATTGCCTCAAAGAAGACAAACATCTTTTTATCGAGTTCGCAGAGCGTTCCGTCAAGGATGATGAGGAGTTTTACTCTGATGACGAGAATCTGAAGGATGCTCTCATTTATGAGTTTGGAAATCATGAATGTGGTTACACTTGGGAGTTCGAGAATGGAATCACAGCATTAGGATTCACGGTCAAGGAGTTTCTTTCAGACAAGCGTAAAGCTAAGGTATTCGCGGAGGCAAGAAAAGAATTTATAGACAAATTGGAGGGCTAGCTATGTTGGTAAAGGAAATGGTTCAGTACAAGAGAACTGCTGATATGGAAGAACTCTATCTGATGCTCAATAATGATTCTGTAGCCTACGACCTTTGGCACGATGCTGCAGAAAAGTACGCCCTAAAGATGGTAAACGGAGAAGCAGTAATGATGGAGAATGTCGCCCATGTGATGATTGCGAGGGTCACTCAGTCTTGCGACAGGTTGATCAACTGGCGCAGAAAGCTGATTACCGATGCCCTAAATATTACTAAGGAGCAGAAAGAAATTGTTGCGTGGCAGTGGTTCTATAATAGTATGATGGATTTATATACTTATTATAAAGGTAGGCAAAAGTAGGGTTTAACATAACGGGTAGTAAGGACACCCACAAGTTAGATACCTTATTCTTATCTGGCAGCCGGAAAGACGGCAGCCTACCTTCTAATAAATATACAATATGAAGGATTACGATTACTTATCTCTTATAGTAGAGATTTCCCCACAGCATCAGAGCTGTTCTGGAGATATTAGGGATTACGAGTATGTTTGCAGACTGGATTGTGTCGGTGACCATAATGAAATATTGGAATTTATGCTTCAATGGGATTATGGAGAAGATACATCAGATACACAAACTGAGTTAGACAAATATGAAGATGTGCTCATCGAGACAGATACACATATACTTGCAAAATGTGAGTCCAGGAACTTCGGCTGGCAAGGTGACGCATTCTTCCTTTATAGAAAGGATAAAAAGAAATGAAAAATATTTATCATATACATCAGTCTTCCAATTCCTATTGGGATAGCCGTTGGACTGAGACAGATTATTATCTTTGCGACAGCGAGGATGAGTATCAGCAGAAATTAGCTGAATACACCGAGAAGCGTAAGCAGATTGAGAAGGAGTTCAAAGAGAATCCAACGGAACTTAGCAAGAGTCGAGCACTATTCCTGCAGCTCAGCAAGGAACAGAAGGTGCATGCCAGCGAATACTACTACGGCCATGAATGGTGCGGCAAGGAGTTCGATGCTTTCGGTTTCTGCTGGAGTGAGAGATTGGAGAGAAGCACGCATTACAAGTACTTCTTGAAGCCGGGTTCCGTAACAAATGAAAGCGTAAGTTCTGCCGTTGGCAGATTTACAGGATATGGAAGTTAAACTTAATAAGATTGGAGGTGATTTATGTAAAAACAAGTAGTATTATCACTAACAGGTCGGGGATTTATTATATAACAATAGTAATAATGTTCTATATTTTGTTGGCAGCTCGGAAAGACGGCACCCGACCTTTAAAATTTAATCAGTATGGAAATAGAAGAATTAATAAAAATAGCAGAGTCTGATTCCTGGACTGTCACCGAAGAGGAATACACGAATGGGAAAGGATTGCTCTTTTCGAAATATTCACCTGCAGGTCAAGACTTCTCTATATCAATCGAACCATTTGAAAGTGCGGAAGAATTGATCAACTGCATCCACCAGCGTTACGTAGAATTTGATGCTGACAGTGAAACATATTTATGGTTAGACAACGAGGGCCATGGAAAGAACGGAGCACCATATCGCATGAGGGATGTGCTGGAAGACATGGAAGCTTGCAAGAAGATGATTTACGACTTATTTATTTGTTATCGGGACGCTTATGAAAAGAAGTGAATTATTTATGGCTTGTGCCAACGAGTATAGTTACAGATGCAATTCCGATTGCGACAACTGTCAGTTATACCTTCGTTACTTAAAAGAAAAGGAGGATTGATTATGAAAGGGAAAGATATTATCGCGGTCAGCAGTTTTGGCGTACAAACATACTATCCTATCGGACAGAAGCTTAGCATAAACGGGAAAACCTGCGTGGTAGCGGAACGTGGAGATTGTATTAATTGCGTCGTTTGTGTACCTAACGTTCCACTTCACGATCAAGAAGTTACTTGTGCAAACCTAGCTTGTACTGCTGACGAACGAGAAGATAAAACTAGTGTTCATTTTAAAGAGGTTTAATTATGAAGGTATATCTAATTTATAAAGATGATGCCTGGCATACAAAGGGAAGCGGCGAATTGCTTAGAGTAGCCGACAATCTTCAGAAGTGCTACGCAACAGCCGAGGCAAACGGAGCTTCGGAAGAGCAACTTAGAGATTTGCGCAACATTGGACAAAGTCAGTGTAGTGGGAAAAGTTACGAATTTAACATAGAAACATGGGAGGTTACATAAAATGAAATATGATGTTTGCATTCAAGAAACTTTGAGTAAGACAATAACCGTAGAGGCAGATACAAACACGGATGCTTGCTCTATGATTAGAGAAAAGGTTAATAATGGTGAGATTGTCCTTTCTGCTGACGATTTCACTGGTTGTAGAATTATAACAGCACAGGAAGCTTATGGAAGTGAAGACAACGAAGACTGAGTACAGAGAACTGCTTAACGTTCTAGAAAAAGCAGCTAATCTGATTGACGAAAAAGCGACTAGAGCCAGAGAACTTGATTTAGCTAGAAGATTAAGCAGGTCAAAGGCTTTGCTGGTAAAAAGAAATGGCAGTCTTCAAGGAGAAAGCGGCGATAGTCATTAACGGCATCGTGTACGTGGCGGAACCAATGGATGACTGCGAGGATTGTGCGTTTTGTACGGGCTTGGCACAATGCAGCGTAGATTTCATTTGCATCTCTATGAGAGAAGCATTCCGTAAGGGATTCAGAAACAAGCCTATCGGTTTCAAAAAATGGAAAGGTTATGAAAGGAACAGAAACATTCAAGAAGGTAATCAAGGCATATCTTGACAAGCGTGCAGCAGAGGATGAGCTTTTTGCGAAGGATTATGCCAAGCCGGGCAAGAACATCGATGATTGCTGCGACTTTATTATCTCAGAGGTCAAGAAATCCGGAAGGAATGGCTTTGACGATGATGAGATTTACGGAATGGCAGTTCATTATTATAATGAAGAAGAAGTCTCATTCACTAAGAATCATAATTGCACCATTGTTACAAATCTCTCAGACCAGACCAAGGAGAATCTGGAGAAGAAGGCTGAGGAGGAGTTCAAGCAAGCCAAGATCATGGAGCTCAAAAAGAAGGAGTCCGCAGAGAAGGAACGCTTGAAGAAGAAAGCCGAGGCTCAGAGAAAGAAGGATGCAGAGATTGGGCAGTTGAGTTTGTTTGATTTTTAAATATGTGAGTTATGAAGCCAAGAAATAAGACAGAACGTGAAGTTGTAAAACTCTCAGATAGAATACCGGAGTTGTCAGATAAGCAACGCGAGTGGGCCATCAAGACTTGCATCTCTGAAGATGATGCCTACAAGTATGGTGACAGATTTTCAAGAGGTTGTTTCTATCTTGTATGCACATTCAAGGGATGGCAGGTTCTCAGGTACTTCCAGGTAAGAGTGAAGTTCCGGTTCCACAAGATGGTTAAGGAGAAGATTTACTTCAAGGAGTGTATGCAGCAATGGTTGAAAGACGGGGAATATGTTTTTCTTGCCAAACAGAGAACTAGCGGATATATTGTAGATGCTTTTTCTGCTTTTGGAAAGCTGGAAGTAAGAACGCATACTTTATGGAGCGGTTTGGGCGACCCTCGCGATATCGGGTTCGATGGAGTATATTACGCTTCTGTCCAAGACAAGTATAAGTACGCTCTCAGAGACTTCAGGGAAAAGATTCCGTGTGATGAAATCTTCCGTTCCGTCAATGCTAACACATACAATGAAACTCTTATGAGACGTGATGTTGATATGTGGAGAATGTGCAAGTATCACGAAGCTGTCTTCGACAGAGAAAAAATGTCTGCCGTCAAGATTGCTGTCAGACACGGAAAGGCTGATTATATTTATGATAGCTTGTGGTGGGATATGCTCGATAGCATCATATATCTTAAGAAAGATGTACGTAACCCTTCTATAGTTTGCCCGGAGAATCTTCGTGAGGCGCACGACAAGTGGCTAAAGTCAGCAGACAATAAGAAAAAGAAAATGGAGGACAGAATGGCTAAGCTGCGTTTGATTGCGGAAGAGAAAATGCAACTCAGATATCTAGAGCAAGCTGCTAAAGCCGAAGAGGAGAATAAGAAAAAGGCAGAAGCAATGGCTAATGTATATGTTGACAGAAGAAAGCAGTTCTTTGACATTGACATAAAGGATGGCGCCATAGACATACAGGTTCTTAAGTCCGTCCAGGAGTTCTTTGAAGAGGGCAAGGAAATGAGGCACTGCGTATTCAGAAACGGCTATTACGATGTGAACAGAAAGCCGAACTGCCTCATACTTTCTGCCAAGGTAAACGGGCAGCGTATGGAGACAATCGAGGTAAACTTAGCCGATGTTACCGTTGTTCAATGCCAGGGCCACGGAAACATCAATTCCGCTTTTCACGATGCCATTCTGAAGCTTATCAAAGACAATCTGTGGCAGATAGAATCTAGGCTTCCGAACAGAGCAAGCAGAACAGCGTAATTTTTAGTATTTTTGGCTAAATTTTCCGTTTGATATATTTGCATATATCGGAATTTTTTCGTATCTTTGCGTATGAAAAGAGCCTATTTTGCGGCATTTTTGACTATTCAAGACGCATATATGCACGATTTTATGTTAAAATATAGTTAATTTCGGATTTTTAGTATTTAATCATTAAATATTTTATTAAATTTGCAGCGATGGAATACGATTACAGTAAGCTCAGAGAGTTCATCAAGCGTTGTAAGTGGCAATGGGCTACTTCGATGATAGACGTTCCTCATGAGTACATTCACAGAGACAAGTGCGCATTGACAAACGACGAGTTCTATTACTTCGTCAGCGCACAGCGAGACAATGGAGTCCATGAAAGATGGGGAAAGTATAATTTCCCGTACCTTTACATTGACGGTTACAAGTATTGGACGATGGGCGATCCATTCGAGACTACTTGGATTCTGAACAGACAGAAGGTTTTCAACGAGTTCGACTTCCTTGAGTGGCCGGTACCGCGAATCTATTCGAACCAGGAAATGGACGTGATGGCAAAGTCAATCATGTTCACGTTCAAGGACAGGAAGTTTTTCGAGGCTGGCATCGGAAACGGAGATTTCGTAGCCTATACCAAGATAAAGCCGGAAATGTATTATGGTGTTGATCCAAGCAAGAAGGCTATCAAGCAGTTCAGAGAGAAGACGACAGGGTTCTTCCGCAGATGCTCCACAATTTCGTTTGAGGAGGCGATAAAGAAATGGATGTCAGCAGACAGCGTTGTGGTAGCCCTTTTTGGTACGGCTTCCTACTTCATGCCTCAGTATCTTCGCAAGCTGGGCGAGAGTGGTCTGGATTATTGCCTTATGTTCTACAAGGATGACTACACCCCTGCAGAGTTCGAGGAAATGCACCATTTCACCTACGACAGAATGCAGCTGAAATCGATGTTCCCGAATTGTAACATATACAATCACAAGAATTTCGTAACCATTTCAAGTAAAAAGATCACCTGGCAACAGGCAACAGTAGAAAATGAATTATTCCCAGTATGATAAAATAGCAAGTAAGTACGACACTTTGTTTCGTGATGAAACGAGTCTCGTTGAGAACCGTGAGGTGGGGCACATGCTCCCACCTCTCAGCGGTTCAATTCTAGACATTGGATGTGGTACTGGCTTGCTTACAGAGATTGCAGAAATCGACCCACAGGAATACTTGGGCGTTGACCCTAGTAAAGGAATGTTGGAACAGTTCACTAACAAATACCCTGTCTATAAGGATAGGGTCGTATGTGAGCCTTTCGATGGGAAGAACTTGGATTGCAGGAATTTCGACAATATCGTAGCATTGTTTGGTTCCCCATCTTATCTTTCCCGGTATGCCGTCCTGGCAATATCGCAGTGCAAGGCTCGCAAGTTCTTGATGTTCTACAAGGAGAAGTATCATCCGGTCACTTACGAGAAGTGTGATGTAGAGTTCAGACATTTCTTCTATTCAAAGAAGGTCTTGTGCAGTCTTTTTGGTGAAGAAAACGTATCAGAGTATCACAATTATTTAATAGTAAATTGCGTATGACATCACAGAAAGGTTTGCGTTATGATGGCAGTATTGATAAATACCCCATCACAGAAGGCGAGATTTACAGTTTAGGCAATGGTAGCAAGATTACCATTGCCGATATTACTTTGGGGCTTCCGGAGTTTTCAAAGAATGCCGATTGTGTATTCATAGACCCGGCAGGAAGTAAAGGTGTCCTCAAAGCGTATTATACCAAGGCGGAGAAGCAATGCCCGGTTGATAATTTTGACGAGTTCGTTGCCCACATCAAGAGGTGCATCGAGCAGATTAATCCGGACAGACTATTCGTCGAGTGCTTCTACAGAAATAAGAAGCAGTTGGTTCCTATGGTAGAATCGTTGTTCCCTCATGTAAAAATCTACGAGAACACTTATTATCATAAGCCAGATTGCAAGTGCTGGATTATCCAAGGCACCAAGCAGGCAGAAGACTGGGGACTCCAGGGAATGGATGAATGGGATGCGGTGTTCAAGATTTGTAAGGATGTTCCGTTCAGCTCTATCACAGACTTCTTCATGGGTCAAGGACTTGTTGCCCAAGCAGCCTATGCCGCAGGTAAGGTTTTCTATGGTAGCGATATGAACAGAAACCGTTTGGCAGTAGCCATAAGCAAGGTTGCCAAGCGAGGTGGAGAATGGACAGTAACTAAATAATTACGCATATGATTAAACTCTCTCAGATTATCATCCTCAATGTTCCGAAGCGAGAACGTGAGGGCAAATACCTTAAGAAGTTGATAGAGACCAGCACGAAGCCTTATGGTATTCCTGTCAGTATCTCTATGGACCGAGGTAAGGGTCTTTGGGATAATTATTCCCAAGCGTTGACGCAAGAGGTAGCGGAAGGAACACATCGTATGGTTATCCACGATGATATTACCTTTGACCGCAACATTCTTGCCAAGATTTTACATATTCTCTCTTTTGCTCCCGAAAACAACGTTATCAGTTTCTACAATCCTACTAATGGCGACTATACTGATTGTTACGCAAAGGGCAAGCACGTTATTTCTACAAGGACCAACTTCTGGCTGCAGGCTAGCGTATATCCAAATGACCTAGCCAAGGATTTTGTTGAAACTTCAAACAAGATGACGGATGATCAGACACGTTATGATGATTCGCGCCTTAAGGCTTACCTTCAGGCAAAGGGCATTGACCTTTACGCTATCGTTCCCGGTTTGGTTCAGCATTTCGGTGCATACAGAAGCACGTTCAACAATCCAGGCGCCGTAGGTGGCATTCCTCGAAACAGCAAGACCTACGACAACCAGTTTGATGTAGAGTCTGTAGATTGGGAGAGTGAGTTCAAAAATCCTTATTTGGCTAAGTCAAGCAAGGATTGGGTTAAGGAAATCGTAAACAAGGAATTTCTCGATGAATACAAAAAACTCTAAGGAAAATCTAGCCTTGAAATTGGCGAAGGACAATATCGAGGTTGAGCAGGTGAAGCCGCTGCATATTGAATACGTCAAGGTTGATGACATTTATCCGAATGACTATAACCCTAATACGCATGATGCAGACAGTTTTGACCTTCTCATCAAATCGTTGCTCTATTTTGGATTTACTCAGCCTATCGTTGTCAACCGCTCGACGATGCAGATTGTGGACGGAGAGAACAGATACCGTGCCGCCTGCGTCATCGGATATGAGATGGTTCCTGTATGCTTTGTTGATTTCGACGAAGAGAAGTTGAGATATGCAACAATCATGCACAATGCCGCTCGCGGTCACAACAACAATGAAATGATGGGCAGGCTTAAGGATTACCTTGACACCCATTTCAGTAATTCCAGCGACAAGGTATTATTAAACAATAGAAATAAGAAATGATATTTTACAGTGACAAAAACGTTTATGAGGCAGCTCTTGAAAGATTCAGATATATCTTTCGGGAGTTTTATGGTAAGCGTAAGATTGTCGTGACGATGTCGGGAGGAAAGGACTCTACCGTGGTTCTCAACCTTGCGCACGAGGTTATGAAGGAGATGGGAATTGAAAAGATTCCCGTCCTCTTCCTAGACCAAGAGGCAGAGACTCCAATGACTATCGAGTATGTACGATACATCATGCACTTACCGTGGGTTGAGCCGTATTGGATTCAGTCATACTTCCAGGAATGGAATGCCTCAAAGGGAGAATGGTTCAATGTATGGGGGCCGGGAGAAAAATGGATTCGTGAGAAGGAACCGGATTCTTATGGTGATTTGGAAATCCCTCACAATCAGTATTTCTCCAAGACCCTCGACCAGGTACACAGAATGCTCTTTGGCAAAGACTACCTAACTTTGGGCGGTGTCCGTATTGAGGAGTCGCCGGCACGATTGTCGGGTCTTACTAGAGGCGAGTGCCTTCCAGGTATTACATGGGGAGGTGGTGGCGGATATTATAAAGACGGCACACCGAGAAGTCTGGTACTCTACCCTATTTGGGATTGGAAGGTTTATGATGTATGGTATTACATCTTCAGCAACAAGCTTCCGTACTGCAAGCTATACAACTATCAGTTCACGCAGAAGCCACTCAGAGCGTGCCGAGTTAGTTCCCTCATTCATGAGCAGGCTATCCACGACTTAGGTTTCATCAAGGAGGTTGATCCATGGTTCTACGACAAGCTGGTACGAAGAGTGGCAAACGTCAATACGTCTGTGCACGTCTTTAATGAAGTAGAAACATATTGCTATAATTTGCCACCTTATTTCAAGGATTGGGATGAATACGTTGACTATCTTGCAGATAATCTTTGTGAGGATAAGAAGAATGCAGAGACTATCAAGAAGGGTTACCGTGCTGCCAAGAAGAGAAATGCAGCTAAAGCCGGTCATTGCCAGGAGTGCATTGATTATGTAATACATCAGATTGGCTACACAAGTGCCGTCTGCGTAATTGCGGAGGATTTCGGAATGAAGCGCATTCAGAGCGTAGAGCGTTCTTTGCGTCAGTATTTGAGCGACAATTATGTTAAAATAGAAAAAGCTAATAAGGAATATGAATCTTCAAGAGAACATCAAGAAGGAGTTTGATGCTGCCAAGGATAAGGTGCAGTTTTTGAACGACCTCAGAAAGTATATCAGTTCCTTATCTCCGGAGAAAGTCAACCCTGTAGATTGCGTGCTTTGGGTTGACAAGGATATGGTTGTAGCAAACAACTACAACCCTAACCATGTGGCAGATAAGGAAATGCGCCTTCTCTATACATCCGTGAGGGAAGACGGTTACACTATGCCTATCGTTACCATTTGGGACGAGAAGCTGCAGAAGTATGTAATCATCGATGGCTTCCACAGAAACCTCGTTATCCGCAAGTTTGCGGACATCAATGAGCGATGTGGCGGAAAGCTGCCGATTGTGGTCCTAGACAAGGACATCGACCAGCGTATGGCTTCAACCGTAAGACACAACCGTGCCCGTGGAAGTCACTCTGTAGATGGAATGGTAAACATCGTTTTCAATATGCTCAGAGATGGTGTGTCTGAGCGTGAGATTTGCGAAAAGGTAGGTCTGGAGCAGAAAGAGCTTGTAAAGCTTAAGTATGTAACTGGCTTTGCCAAGATTTTCAAGAACTATAAGTATAATGCGGCTATCGAAAAGGTTGTCGACGAGAGACGCGTAGCAAGAGAGACAGCCAAGAAGAAGGAGGATAAGAAATGAAAGTAAAGTCAGTTAAACTCAGTGAAATCTTTCCTTACTATGACAACCCTCGTGACAACACGAATGCGGTTGAGCCTACGAAGGAGAGTATCAAGCGTTTTGGATTCGTTAAGCCTATCCTCGTTGATAAGGCAGGTGTAATCATTGCCGGTCACACAAGATACGTGGCTGCTTACCAGTTGGGCATGGAGTTCGTTCCTGTCGTTTACTCGGATATGGACGACGAAATGGCAAAGAAGTACCGCATCCTCGATAACAAGCTGGCAGAGAAATCTTCTTTTGATGAAGACCAGCTTTTGGAGGAATTGCGCAACATGGAGGTTCCTACCGATATGCAGGCATTCTTCTTTGAGGACATCAATCAGATGCTCAACTTCTCCCTCGACAGTATCAATCAGCAGGCAGAAGAGTATGGTGGCTTCCAGGATGACTATTCTCAGGTGGAAGAGGAGAACTTCGAGGCTCCATCAAATGAAGAGGCTGGTGAAAGCGAGGAAGCTCCTTCGGATGAGGAGGAAGACCCAGCCAAAGATTTGTTCGTTCTCAAAGAGCGCGAGGACGGTTCACATTATATGAAGGTCGTTTGCCCGTATTGCGGAAATATGGAAACAATAGAAATTGAGGATTAACAGGTATGGAAGAGATTAAGATTAATGACAAGGTAATTGAGTTACCTATTGACAGTATCGTGCCTCATGACGGTTCGCACAAGACCGACGAGACGGCAGTACAGGCAATCATGCAGTCCATCAAGGATTTCGGCATCACTCAGCCTATTTCCGTTGATAAGAACAACGTGATTGTAACCGGTAACGGTGTGTATAAGGCTGCTAAGGCATTGGGAATGGATAAGGTTCCCTGCATCCGTGTTGACTATCTGACTGATGAGCAGATTAAGCAGTATAGAATCGCTGATGACAAGACGTCCGAGTTTGCCACTTGGAACGAGAAGAAGCTTCGCAAGGAGCTCTCCTATCTCGGTGATCCTAACAGCATTCAGTTTGCTTTCGATGAGAGCATTGCCGGTATGCTTGGACTCAACGCTAAGCCAAAGGAACAGAAGCCTGCGGCCGCACCTTCAAAGGCTGAGACTAACCATACGGCTAAGAAGGTCGTAACGGAAGCCCAGAAGGACCAGAAGTTCAAGGAGGAAATGAAGGGCGTTGAGGAGAATATCCAGGTCAAGCCTTCAGAGTATTATGAGTATAATTGTTCCGCTTGCGGTAAACTAGTAAAAGTTAAGAAGCCATGACAGATGAATCATCACAGCCGAAAGTAAAGTCTTTCGTACACAGAATCCCAAATCCTGTTGGAAGACCATACAAGATTAAGTCTTCTCAGGAATTATGGGATAAGTTTGTAGCTTACTGTGATGATGTTGAAAACGACCCTTGGCAGCAAAAGACTGGTAGCAATTCCATTGCAGGCTGCAGCGGCAAATCCACAAATTCCATGAGACAAGAGGTAAGGGTTTTCAGAAGAGCCTATACCCTTGTCGGATTTTGTGCTTTCTGTGGCATCGTTCAGAAATGGGCGGATTTCAAGAGAGGTAATCTTAAGAGACCAGGCTTTGAGCAGGTGATAACACAGATCGAGAATGTCGTGATGGCCCAGCAGATTGATGGCGCCATGCTTCATCAGTTTGATTCCAGCATTGTTGCAAGGCTCAACGGATTGGCAGATAAGCATATTCAAGAAGTAACCGGCAAGGATGGCGAGGACTTCAAGTTCCCTAAGCTGTCCTTGGATGATATTAAAGAATTACAGAAGATAAATGGACTTTGAGAAACAACGTTTTCTTCATAAGCAGTTAGTGGCATCGTCCCTGCTGCAATTCACTACTAAGATGTTCGCCTATACTGCTCGACGTGAGTATGTAATAGGCGAACATCACAGGATTATATGTGATGCGCTCATGGATGTGATAAGGGGAAAGACTAACAAGCTGATTATCAATATCAGCCCTCGTTACGGAAAGGCTATTGATGTCAATACTCCTATGCTCACAACAAAAGGGTGGAAGCGTGCCGATGAAATAAAGGTAGGTGACTGTCTTTTTGGTTCTGATGGCTTTCCTACTGAGGTTATGGCTGTTTATCCACAGGGAGAAACAGATGCTTACAAGGTAACGTTTTCTGATGGTACTCATATAGTGACTTGCAGTGAGCATCTTTGGAGCGTACAAAACAAATATGACCGTAGTAGAAAAAAGGAAACTTTTAGAGTAAAATCTACAAAAGAGATATTGACTTCTATTGTCACTCCCGACGGACATTTGAATTGGAGCATACCTTCAACAGAGCCAATACAAGGTTCTGTACGAGATTTGCCAATAGACCCATACTTGTTTGGATGCTGGTTAGGAGATGGTTATTCTCATAATGGCGGAATCACAACTATGGATAATGAAATTTTCTCCGCTTTCTCGAATCAGTACAAGGTAAAGAAGAAAAAAAAGCAGAATGCAGGAAAGGCAGTAGAGTACTCTGTTCTTGGACTACAAGAACAGTTAAGGGCTCTTGGTGTATTGGGAGATAAACGTATTCCATTGTGTTATCAAATGGCTAGTATTGAAGACAGGTTTGCACTCCTTCAAGGAATGATGGACACTGACGGAACATGCAACAAAAAGACACATCAATGCAGTTTATGTTTCACAAAGTCTGATTTACTTGAAGATGCCGCATCTCTCATTAGGGGTCTTGGCATGTTTTGTACAATTAACAGCAAGGGAATCTTTTTAAGAGCAAATAGGAACCCTTTCCGCTTAAATAGGAAAAGAACTTTGTGGAGGCCATTAACGCAGAAACATCACACGAAAAGATTTATCTCCTCTATCGAAAAAGTAGAGGACAGAAGAACTGTGTGCTTTACTGTCGATGCAGAAGACCATTTGTATTTAGCAGGTAACGATTTTATTGTTACTCACAATACTCTCTTGTGTTCACAGATGTTTATCGCATATGGTCTTGCGCTGAACCCTGCTTCAAAGTTTCTTCATATATCTTATTCCGGAAGTCTCGTCCAGGACAATTCTATGGCAGTCAAGGACACGATAACTTCCACATATTTTCAAACACTATTTCCGAATGTCAAAATCAGAAAGAACGATAACACAAGATCAAAATGGAGCACAACGGCAGGTGGTGGTGAGTATGCTACATCTACCTTGGGTCAGATCACAGGTTTTGGTGCAGGTCAGCCAGACTGGACCGAAGAAGACATAAAGAACATGGATAAGTTCATGGCTACGTTCAACCCCGGTCACTTTTCGGGAGCCATAGTTATCGATGACCCTTTACGACCGGACGATGCTTTGTCCGATAACGTCAGAGAGTCTATCAACAGACGTTTCGAGACAACCATCCGTAACCGTGTAAACTCACGTCATACGCCAATTATCATCGTCATGCAGAGGTTGCACGAGCACGACTTGTGCGGTTACCTTCAAGAGATTGAGCCGAATGAGTGGAAGGTTGTCTCCCTCCCGGTAATACAGACAGACGAGGACGGAAAGGAGCGAGCCTTGTGGCCGTGGAAACATACGTTGGAGGAGCTGTACAAAATCAAACATGCCAGCGAGTTCGTATTCGAGACACAGTACATGCAGAACCCTACCCCTATGGAAGGTCTTATGTACCATGCCTTCAGAACATACGATGAGCTGCCGGACAGAAGGTATGCAAGAATGATTGGCAACTATACCGACTCGGCAGATACCGGTTTCGACTTCCTTTGCTCTATATGCTTCGATGCACACGATGACGGCTACTATGTTACCGATGTTCTATACACCAAGCGACCGATGGAATACACGGAACCAGCGCAAGCCAATATGGTTAAGCGCAATCAGACAGACGTGTGTTTCGTCGAGAGTAACAACGGTGGCCGCTCTTATGCCCGCAATGTCGAGCGCATAACAAGGGAACACGGAAACAGAATCACCCAGTTCGTAACGTTTACGCAATCGAAGAACAAACAGATTAGAATCTTCACTCGCTCAAGCGAGGTAAACAATAAACTAGTCTTCCCTTCTAATTGGGAACAGTTGTGGCCGGAGTTCGCCCACGATATGAAATCCTACAGAAAGGAAGGATATAACGCCCACGATGATGCACCGGACGCTTGTACGGGCATCATAGAGAAGTGCGAGGAGTGGCTTAACAATGCTACCGATGCACAGCTCAGACGTGGCGGTTTCTTGTAATTTCTTTTTTTACTATGTTAACTAGGCGTTTGCTCGTGAGAGTAGGCGCCTTAACTATTTAGAAATCAGCGTATTAAAATTTAGTATTTTTAACTAAAATAATCGTTGGTAAATTTGCATATATCAGAAAATTTTCGTACCTTTGCATATAGATAAAAGATAGTACTTTTGGTTTACCAGGTCGCTATCTTACAAGTTGAACCAATTAAAATTATAAAGATTATGAAGAATTTAGTTTATGCTCGCTTCGAGAGAATGACAGTTAATGAAGTTTCAGAGCTTATGAGAATAGCATCTGGAAAGATGGCAATCAAGATAGCTTCAGTTGCTCCTACATTGTTCCGAGTTTCAGCATATGGCATCTTTGATGGAGATGCAGAGGACTGGGGCTTCGAGAGTGCAGATTGCGGATTATTCCAGGGAGAAGAGGAGTTCGAGGCAACCAAGAAGTTGTACGAGACCACAATCGCTTAATATAGGAGGAGGAACTGCTATGAGTGGTCTTTTTGAAACAAAGCTTCTCAAATACAAGAAGCACATTATCCAGGTTTTTGAGGATATGTTCGGTCAGAGATACGTCTATATCGACGGCAAGACACAGACTTATTCTATTAACAATGCAAAGAGAATGATTAGCCTATGTTGTCAACAGTAATATTCACGGATGGCGCCCAGAAGAATGTGGAGCCATCCAACGGAACGGATTTCTCATTGGAGGAGTTGAGAGGATTTGTTGGTGGACACATTGAGTTGGTCCGACTCAGCAAGTCGCAGGTAATGGTAGTTAATGAGGAAGGCAAGGTTTACGACCTTCCTCAGAACGAGAACGCCACGATGCTTGTGAATATTGCAGGTATTAGAGACGTAATAGTAGGTAATGTATTAGTTTGTGACATCAATAAAATCAAGTAATATGGATAAGAATGATTTGATGAAGTACCTTGTAGAAGAGGCAGAGTATAGTGAGAGTGAAGTAGCTGAAATGACTAACACGGAGTTGTTGGATCATTGGCTGGAGTATAACGGAATTTGTGGTTTCACAGAGGACATCAAGGATGTTATTGAGGCTGCTTTTGATGTAGATTTGGAGGACTAGCCATGTACAAAGAGAATATAGGAACTGACAGATATGGGCGCACAATGCGCCTATATCACTCCTGCAACACGGTCTATTGCGACCACGTCAAAGACGGAAAGGTTGTAAGGACCAAAGAGGTGCAAGTGGACGACTATGTTATCTCGCTGTTTAATGCCCCTCATACTAGCGGAGCTTATATTTATGATGAAATTTACAGAAGATACGGGATATGGCTATGAAAAAGATTATCACCATTGAAGTAGAAAGCTCTAGTGTAGAGTGCTATAGTAGCTTCTATACGGACCTGGAGTCTTTCGTCACGCACAGAGTGAATGGTACTCCATTGAGAATTAAAATAACCTCAGATATTAAGTAGCGTATGAAACCAATGTTAGCAACAAGATATTATCCGTCACAGACGAAGTTTCCTTGCTTCGTTCAGCCTAAATATGACGGATGTCGTAGCATCCTTCATGAAGGAGAAGACGGAGAGATTCACCTCACATCGAGAGGCGGTAAGGAATACGATGTTCCTCAGATTAAGGCTTGGGGAGAGAAACACCGCGGTATGCTTCCTTTGGATGGGGAGATATACAACCACCAGGAATTGACCTTCCAGCAGATATGTTCTGCCGTCAAGTGCCGTTCAGCTATGACTGACAAGCTACGTATGGTTATCTATGATGCACAGATTCCGGGAAGTTTTTCTGCCAGATGGAAAGTTCTGCAGGAGGAGTTTGCTTCCATTGATCCAAATGGACCGGTGTACCTTACGCAGACTTTTGTTGCTCATTCAGAGAAGGACATCAAGCGATGGCACAAGATATTCGTTTCCACCGGTTACGAGGGTGCCATTATCAGAAATGCAGATGGAATCTATACCGAGGGCAGAAGCAATGACCTTATGAAGCTGAAATCGTTCGACACGACGGAGTTCAAGGTGGTCGATGTTTTGGAAGCGGAGGGCAATGATGCAGGTACCGCGATATTCAAACTGAAGTGTGGAGAGTACGAGTTCTGTGCCCGCCCGGTAGGTTCAAAGTCACTCAGAGCTCAATACTTAGCCGACAAGGAAGAGTTGATAGGTATGGCGGCGACTGTTCAGCATCAAGGGTATTCTGACGCTGGAGTGCCAAGATTTCCGGTATTGTTGAACATTAGGGATTACGAGTAATGGCAGCATTAAATATTAACGAGTATTACGGCTGCTTCTCTTGCGAGGCTGCTGACGAGCACGGAAATGGTTGCAGGCACGGTCTGCTGTTCCCGGTACTGCTTGTGATGGGAAACAAGAGAAGCTGCCCAAACTATAAATTCAAGAAGAAATAACTATGGAAGTAAAGGTTAAGATTAAGAGAAATTATGAGCCAAAGTCAACTCTTGCGGTTCTTATTAACTATAAGAGAGGGCTGCAGAGATTGGTAAAATTCATATACCCGGATGATTGGGATATCGACATGCTCAATTTGCACATCAATTCACACAGCGAGTTCAATGTAAGAAATGTGCGCTTTTCAGAGGACATTAGTATGATGCGTATGAAAGACAATCTGGAGGAGATTAAGAAGCTGGGCTATCGCGTTATTAGCTTGACACAGATGTATGGGTACATCCTAAGAAAGGATGGTAAGTTCCTTTCGTATAGCCTTGCTAGATACTCCTATGAGGGAGGCATCAACTTTATCTATAATTACAAGCCGTCGAGAAGCCAGGGAACGGGTTCCGCCCAGGGAGACCATGAGTTCGGATATCACGAGTTCTCCAATGAAATGATTGATAAGATGATGGACCACCCGAAGCTTTACGGTAAGGTCGAGCACTACAAAGACTTCAATGAGTACCGCCAGCTGAATGCAGGGCGAGAAAAGTCACTCAAAAATATTAGCTGATTTTTTTTGGTTCAACACAATAAAGTACCATATGATGCGTTATTAATCTGACAGACGGATTATTAACTAAAGCTTAGCTACCGGCATGACGGGCGCATCATATGGGAAATAGAAAATTTGTTCCACAGGTAGGAAACCATCTTGGAACTATCTCGAACATTTTAGCTGTTGTTTCATTTATAGCCATAATAGGTTCATTTATAACTTGGATAAACGCCTTGAATACTTCTGGCGGTTATGGATATGAAAGTTCAAGTATTAGTGGCGTACAGGCATTTGGCTACGTTATTGACTCATTGCTTTGCCTGGTAGGTTCTTTTGTACTCAGAGGATTCTCGTTTATAGTGAAAGCAGCTGTACGCTATCTTGATGAGAAAGGTGAGTTTGATGAAAAGTAGAATGTAATTGTTATGTCATCAAAGCTTATAGTAGATCAAAAGAACGTAAAGTATCTTTTTCAAGATAAAAAAGCGACGTTCTTGATTCCTGATTATCAGCGTCCGTATGCTTGGGGAGAAGACGAATGTAAGGTATTATGGGAAGACCTATTTTCCTTTTCATTCCCAAATAACAACTGCGACAGCTTCGATTCTTCAGAGAGTTACTTTCTCGGTCCTATAGTAACATTCCGCAATGACGAAGGGAAACTTGAAATCATTGATGGTCAGCAGCGTCTTACGACCTTGCTTCTCTTACTGCGAGCTTTCTACAATCGCCTGGAGCACATGAAAGACAATCGTTCAATCAAGATGCGAGAGGACATAGAAAAGTGCATTTGGAGAGCAAATGAGTTCGGAGAGTATGATCCAAACGACTTGAAGATAAATTCTGAGGTTGCAACTGATAACGACAAGGAAGAGTTTATGGATATACTCCGGAAAGGAACATCAGAAGGAAAAAGTCGGTATGCTACCAACTTCAGATACTTTCAAGACAAGATAGGGAAATTCATTGAAGAATACCCTTCTTTCTTTGCACTATATCCAGCTCGCATACTCAATAACTGCGTACTACTTCCGATAGAGGCAGAATCGCAAGATACTGCTCTTAGGATATTCTCGACGCTTAATGATAGAGGTAAGCCATTGTCTGACTCAGACATCTTCAAGGCACAGCTCTATAAGTTCTACTCATCCATCGGAAAGAAGGAAGAGTTTATCACTACATGGAAAGAGCTTGACGAACTCGTTACTAAAATATTCCATCCATATCGTGGAACACCTTTAGATGAGTTGTTTACACGCTATATGTACTACGAGAGAGCTTTGCTGACTAATCGTAGTTCGATGACAGAAGGACTTCGCAAGTTCTATGAGAAAGATGGATATGTTCTACTTCGACGAGAGCAGACTTTAGAGAATCTAGTCTTGCTTGCGGACTTCTGGAAAGATGTATATTCTCAGAACGAAGACCGTTTTTCCGTGGATGTACTAAAGCGCTTGTTTGTATTGAATTATGCGCCTAACAGCTTATGGACTTATATTGTATCGGTATATTTCATGCACTATAAGAATGCTGAGAATATGCTAGACAACGAGAAGTTCTATCTGTTCTTGAATCGTTTGATTGGCTTTATCTGGGCATACGCTATCAGTAACCCAGGAATAACGGCCTTGCGAGCACCAGTATTCAATGAGATGGTGAATATCATAGAGAACAAAGAGATTGCTTTCGAGAACTATCTATTCCAAGAGGAATTGTTCCGTTCGCAATTCACAAACTTCAGTTTTTCAAACACTCGTGCGATTACGAAGTCGATGATTGTGTGGTGGGCATTCTCTTTCGATAGCCAGGAATTGCTTCCTCTTGACGCAACATATGATATTGAACACATCTTCCCAAGAAACAGACAAGTCAAGGAAGGTGGATTGTCGAGTGACGAGGTTCTTGAAATGTTGGGAAACAAATCGGTATTGGAGCGAAGAGTTAATATTCGGGCATCCGATTACAGATTTGCTGACAAGATTAAGTATTATAATGGTGAGTTCAAATCCACAGGCGAGAGGATTGGAACTAAGATACACGAATTACGAATGCTGTCACAGACGTTGACAGATTTTACAGAAACGGATATTAGAGAGCGAACGTCAAGAATGCTTGATAAGTTTATCGCTTATCTCAAATCTAACTCTCTGATTTCCAATAAATTAAATTCGTAATTTAGGTTAAAAGATTTGGTAATCTGACAAAATTTTCGTACCTTTGCATATAGGATAAAGGTAGTAATTTTGTCTAAGAGCCTACTAAATAGGGCAACTGCAATGTTACGACCTGCCGAAGCTGGGACGCTAGCAGAGGTGAATCTGAGGGCGTAATGAGCGGCTGCCCTTCTTTATTAAATGAGCTCGATGGTTGCTTAAACAGATTCTTATGGCGACAAACGCAGACATGAGCTTGAAAGAGTTCGCAAAGGAAATGCTGGTCGAAGTTAGAAAGGACCAGGAGTGGTTAACAAGACAGAAGGAAATCATCGGTGATCTCCAGGAGAGAATTGATGAGTGCTTCAAGAGAGTGCAGAAGTGCGACATGACAAAGGGTGTCTATTCCACTACGCAGATGGCGAAGGAGTTGGGCATGAGCAGCGCACAGAAGTTGTACGAAGAGCTGAAGGAGGTTGGCCTTGCGTTCAACCAGGGTTATGAGTGGATGCTGACAAGTCCCTACTCCACCTATCAGCTAACTGAGGTGACTACTCACATCATCAAGGGCAAGTACACAAGAAGACCTCTTTGGACGGAGCGAGGCAGACGCTGGCTTCTCGCATTGAAGGAGAAGAACATCATCTGCAACCTGCCGAAGCCGAGAGTGCCGAAGGCTGTTGAGAAGTGTATTGCTTCTCAGTCCGGTGAAAAGAAAGAGGTCAAGGTCGAGCCACCAACACCGCTGATGAAGAAAGCCGAGACGCTTAAGGATGAAATCAACTGCCTTTTGAGTCTCATCACAGAGGTCGGGAAGGGAGAGACAATGCTCCTTATGGGAGACATTATGACAATCTCTACCACCATCAGCGAGCACGTGAGCACGTTGGCTTTCGAGGCTTACAAGACATTAAATGCACCAGCGAGGGCTTGAACCAATTAAAATTCCAAGAAAAGATTTGGATTTTCCAAAATAAAATATTACCTTTGCAGCGGTAAAGGAGAAAGATATAAAGGATTGGGTGAGCCGTTCACACGTCGGCCTTCGGGCGCAGACTTCGGAAGGACCCCAATCCTCTTTTTATTTCAATAACCTCATCGTGTATAAAATTTCGCCATCGGTGAGTTTTGTCTTAAACTCGATTTTCTTTCCATTATATTCAGCTTGATAGACATTGAAGAAGCAATCGTGGTGTTTGCCTTGCTCTTTTCTAACGAACTTTCCGTTAGGAAGCCAATCCTTTATGTTCAAGGCAACTTGTATCGTATCGGGCAGATGAGAGTTATTGATATTCTTAGAATATGTCTCCGTAAGGAACTTCTTATTCATGATTATTTCTTTCTCACCCAAGAACAAATAAAGCCTCTTTGCCGTCTCTTTCTCGTTTATCTGAACTTCTTTCAGATTCTCTGTTGCCCATTCGTTGATTGACTTTGTGAGTTGAGCTTTTGTCTCATTCGATACTGATGGAATGCGAACAGTCTTCTTTTTCTGTGTTTTCTCAACCTTGGCATATTGAGTGATATAGGATGATTGCTTTACCTTGTCTTTATTGTCATTCACCCAATTTGTGAAGTTCTTAGGCATAGCATTGCTTGGCTGTTTACCGCTCCAATACTCCTTTTCGCTCATAATTACCGGGATGGCATAGCACATACAATTCACGTGCCAACCTGTCCAATAGAAATCCTTCGGATAGACACCTGCAAGCAAATCACACATATCGTGCTTATGGCTAGGATTGTTGGTTGTCTTTATCTCCTTGCCTTTAATATAGTCCATCCTAGCCCATCTTTCCTGCTCGGCAGAACGGTAGGCCATGTTTATCTCGTTACGTGCCAGGCGCACGCTTCTGTACTCGCAGTTCTGAATGGTTATGGCTTTGCCGTATTTCTTCTTATAGTCTTTGGCAAGTGACGGATAATCATTAAGGTACTTGCTGACCTTCTTGCTGAGCTTAACAGCACTCATACCCTTCTCTATGCCGACAGATAGAGATTTCTCCAGAGCCTCCTTTACATCAGCTCTCTGGTTCCATATTCTTTCTGAAAGACCGAGACCTTTAATCTTTCTCTCCATGAAAGCCTTCTTTGCCGCGTTGTTGTGCTCAAAGTAAGCTTTCTGCTTTGCGTCCGCTATCTTCCTGGTAAAGGTGCCGATTACCCTTTTGGCAAGTAGGTCCTGCAGGGTGTTACTGTTCTTCCATTCGTCCGATATGCCATTATAGACCAATGCCTGCATATTGTTTGAATAGTAATCCAGCAAGGCGTTCACCTTCTTTTCTGTTCTAGGGTAATCATCAAAAGAGAACTCGCCATCCCCATCGAAGTCGGTGGAGGTGGCGATTTTAGCAGACTCCTTGGCAAGAGTCTCATAGATGGAAATGATTTTCCGGGTATAAGCGTTCAGTCTCTTGCCAAGGTCTTTATATGCCTTTTTCTGATTAGGCAGTTTTGGCTTTTTCATACAATTTCATTTTAAAGTGTTTGCAGCAATCCCAGTTGAGAAGAACGCTCCATTCTTGATATGGGCATTTGGCTAGGATAGGCTGACCTTTAAGGCTCATACTATGAAAGTCAGTAGCATGAGCACATTCACGGCAGAAGTGCCGTTTCTCTTCTTCCTTCTTCTTTCTCATAGCTATTCCTCCGAGAATAAGTTAGGCATAGAAGCTGCTGTTCTTGTGGCCTCTACTTCCTCTTCTCCTTGAATCTCGTTGAAAGTCTTGTCAGGATCATCGGAAAGACCGGCACGCTGGATAGATTCCTTCTGGCTGACGAGAGGTTTATTGCCGTTAGCCTTAAGCCACTTGTCAATCTGAGTATTCTCATCCTCCTGGATGAATGGAGTGATAATGTGCTCTACAGTAATTTCATCCATTCTAGCTGCCCACTTCGTGTTCATCTTGGAAAGGAACGCCTTTATAACGTTGGTTTCTCTCTCGAAGCCTTCAATCCAGGCACCAGTCTCCTCTCCTATCTTAAGATGAGCATCCATGAGGAGTGTCTTTCTTGAATCGTAGCCGATATTGCCAAGGCTCTTCATATTCTCGAAACTGATGTCCGGCATCTGAGATTGCATGAAGAAAAGCTTGACGAGAGTGTCAACGTGATACTTAAGTGCCTCGATAGCCTGCTGCCAAGACACGTAGCTAACATCGCCGTCTTCGCTGACTCTATACACTCTCTTGCTCTCTCCCTTTCGCTCCATTCCAACGATGGCACCGGCAATCTTCAAGACAGGAGCGGAATTGTATGCCACAACATCGCTGTTTCGGGAAATGGTGTACTCGATATTCTCACGTATAGGTTTCAATCCTTCCCAGCATGGCTTGTGACGGTACCAGAAAACGGCTGGAATCTTGTCGATAGAAATCTCATTATCATCAACCAAATTCCATCCGGACTCTTCATCGTCTGAAGACAGGTCCCACTTGTAATGATGGTCTGCGGTATAGGTCTCGAAGAAGGTGTGCTCTGTGTCAGTAACCTTACGCTTATACTCGAATGACAGAGCAAGCAAGTCGTCATACTCGTCAAAGTAAGGAAAGATGTCAACTCCGTCCATTGGAGAGAATGTCTTGCATTTCAGTTTGTACTGACTATCGAAGCCGTAGAGCTTGTTGGGCTTCTTCTGCGTGTACCAAAGCGTGAACATCTGACAAGAGGCGTAATAGCACTTTGCTCTGTGCATGTTCACGGCATCAATGTGTGCACAGGTGTATATTTTCTCGATGGCACGCACAATCGTCTTCAGTTCTTCGTCAGCCTGATCATACGTATATACACGCTTGACCGGTATAGCCATTGTGAACTCAGAGATTCTTCTAGTAAGAAGTTTCTCCAATCCGATAGGCAATCTAGCTGCCTTTTCTACCATTCCGTCGTCAAGCGTTCTGTCCTGTCTGCCCACGTGGTCGCTTACGATTTCATGGAGCATAGGCTCATACTCAGACAACAGGGTACTCCAAAGTGGAATATCCAACACGCGTTGTTTCAGTTCTCCTATGATGCTGCCAACGTCATTTCTTTTAAAAAGTTCATTAAAGTCTATCATAATCTTCGAAGTTTTGATTTGGCAAATTTACAGATATATTCGCATATATCTGCCTAATTTAGTATTTTTAACTAAAAAAGTCGTTAGTAAATTTGCATATATCAGAAAATTTTCGTACCTTTGCATATAGATAAGAGGTAGTACTTTTGGTTATTCAGAGCCTACCTTATAAGTTGAACCAATTAAAATTATAAAGATTATGAACAATTCAGTTGAAACAAAGAAGGCAGAGGTTAGAAAGAACATCGAGTATATGTTTGATTCAGCCACAAAGAAGGTTAAGAACATCATTTCAGTTTGCCCTGATTGGGAAGTAGAGGGTATTGACTTAGGCTATAAGGCACTTATCGTCCACTTGAACTTGAAAGGAGTTGAAAGAGACAGAGACCTGGTGATTCGCTATCAAGCTAAAGTTGGTAATATCCAGGAAGAGTCTTTTAACACCAATGTGGCATGCTGCGGAAGCTTTGAACTTCTGGATGCAAACGACAACCTTAAGTACTACACAGCGGTTGGCGACATCCTCAACCATAAAGGTATGCTTTCACGTTTGAAAGACTCTATGGCTTTCCACACTAATTTAATTATTGCGTTGCGTAAAGAATATGATAAATTAGACCAGGAGGATTAGTTATGACAAAGCAAGAAGAAATCGATATTCTACAGTCCTTGAAGGGTGATACCTATTTCGCTCAGTTCTTCGGTAGCAAGGACATTGACCAGATGTGTCAGAACATCAATAACGACTTCGCCATTGAGGGCGGATGCGGATTTAATCAGAAAGCAGAAGCTTTAGAGCGAATTAACGCAGACCTTAAAAAGGAGATTCAACAGAAAATCTATGATTTAGGAATGGAACTTATCAAGGACTTAGATAAGGGATTTGATGAGGATGCCATCTATCAGTTGGTTAAAGGCGAGGTCGGAGTAGATGCCATCATCAAGTTTAAGCGTAAGAACGATTTGGAGCTTACGGATAAGGAGATAGATTATTTGGTATCTAAACTTCCATGATTATGAAGCATATATGTAGTAATTGTATAGCTTCCGAAATATGCTATAGTGAAGGCAAGAAGCCTAATGACACTTGCCTTCACTGGGAATGGAGATATTCCGGTTTATGGTTTAACAAATAAAAGCAAGACAATGGGAAAAGAGAAAGTTACAGCAAACGATTTGAAGGTTGTCCTCTCTCAGAAGGGAATAACATCAGATGAGAAGCAGGAAAGATTTATTCAACGCCTGCAGGTTAACGGATGCTTGATAGCAATGGTGTCTGATGTATTGGACCAACTCATAAGGGATGAGCAGTCTATGCTCAAATTACTTGATGTTCAATACAAGAGCGAGCAGAAGATGCACTACAATCAAATGCAGGATGCAGCCAAGAAGTACTATTTCCACTTGAAGCCCTTCACTAAGAGTTTCTTCGATGACGAGAACATTTGCGCTAACCTGGAGGATAACGCAAATGACATCTACGACATCATCAAGCTTCTTGCGGACCACACTAACGACCATAAGGATATGGAAGTGATTAAGAGAAACCTCAGAAAGAGAAAGTTGAACCATCATATTTTCGATTAAGATTATGGCAGATTATAAAGTTGAAGTAGATTTATCGGACTTGTTCGATGATATGACCATCAACGAGCAGAAGAACTTCTTAGTTGATAAGTTCTGTTCCTTACCTATAGACAAGATGGTAGAGGTAGTTGGCGAAATGCTGGAGAACCTTAATGGCGACCAGACAGCTAAAGTTATAGAAGACGCTTTTGACAACTTGCATGAGCAAGCCCAGGAGCACGTAATCAACTATATGAAAGGGTAAGGTTATGATGTTTGGTAAAATGATAACTCGCAGATGTCTGCTTACGCTGAGTGGGGGGGGGCAAGGATTCAAGCCATTCTCACCATCCCCAAGCCGACAAAGCCCATCTTTCCTGAGAAAATGGAAAGAGAGTTTATAGAGAGTTTTAACAAGTCGCAACCAAACATGGTTCACAAGGTTGTTAAGTGTCACATAATGAGAAATTAAGCGTATGGAAGATTTACCTATTGGAGCAGAAGTCGTGTTAAAGGTAGTTGAACACGAAGACTGTGATAATTGTTTTTTCTACGAGATTGCAAGCAATATTAATGCGGATGCTTGTGAGCGAATCAAGTGTGCTCGTATCGAGCGAAAAGACGGAAAGAATGTTCAATTCAAAAGAGTAAAGTAATATGGAAGAAAAGATTAATGTAGCGGAAATCCTAAAGGATAAGCCGCAAGGAACTAAGTTATATGACTTATTATATAATATAGATGTAGAGTTAGATACCATCAGTACTACTGATAAAGAAACAGTAGCTTGGTGTACAAATGAGACTGATAATAATACTACTTGCCATCGTGGCTATTCCGAATTTGGTACAGTAAGAGGATGCACTGATGGCTTACAGATTCTCCTTCCTTCAAAAGAAATGCGTGATTGGCGCAAGTTTAATTGGAAGAAGGGAGATGTGTTGGTTAATAAAGATGGGGATGTATATATTATATTTGAAAGATTTGCCGATGATACATATTGCTCTTTCGTAGGGAAATATTATCTTTGGAAAGAGAATAATGATACAGAACATTTCTATAAAAATGAACGATTGCTAACTTCTGATTTCCAAAAAGCAGGTAAAGATGCTGCTCAGACCTACATCAGCACCATCGAGGAGCGATTGGGCGGAAAACTCAATCGTGAGACACTTGAAGTTGAGAAGGCTCAGCCAGAGTTCAAGGATGGGGATATAGTGGTATATGGAAAATCAGTAGCAATATGCCGAAAGATTTGTAAGCATACCCTTTTTCCTTATGTTTCTATAGATGAAACATCTAGATTATTGTTTAACGATAATCCAAATGTTTCACCAGACGAGTGTAGGTTTGCAAAAGAAGAAGAGAAGCAGCAGCTCTTTGACGCTTTAGAAAAGGAAGGCAAGGCTTGGGATGCCGAGAAGAAAGAAGTTGTTTGCTTGAAGCCAAAGGTTGAGCTGAAACCATTTGATAAGGTGCTTGTCAGAGACGATGAAACATCAGAATGGAAAGCGAATTTTTATAGTCAAATGGGTGCATTTGGTGGTTATGAGTGTATTAGTGGTGTCTGGGGAGACTGTATTCCATACGAGGGCAATGAGCACTTGCTTGGAACTACAAATAACGTGGAGGGCTAATTATGGGTAATGATGATTTAACGAATTGCATACCTTGGTATTGTCAACCACACTTCAAGTGTGATGATATACAAGATGGTAAGACGCAAAGAAGAATGCGTAGAAAGAATCAACTTAGAAAAAGAAAGGGTAGATTATGATATACGATAAAGAAATTGATATTGCTGCAAGGGCACAAGCACTTAGCAAGCATCTCAACGAAACTGCATATTTTCAGCTTAGAAGTATTGAAGATTTCAAGGATGGTGCTCGCTGGGCTATCAATGAGTTCTTGAAGAACTTGTGGCATCCTGCTAGTGAAGTTCCTGAAATAGAAAGAGTTATCATTATGGAGAATTATTATCCTGATGGCAGAATAGAGTTTCCTTCTCATTGGCGAAAATCCACTTCTCATAATCCTATTGATGGCAACACTCAACAATGGCTCTATATTGATGATTTATTTCCAAAGGAAGGAGGTGAGCAATGAAAGAGCTTAAAGTTGGAGAAAGAGTAACTATCACTCTTGAAGCAGTTGAACATGACACTTGTGAAGGATGCTTCTTTAAAGGAGTGGTTGGCTATTGTGCTGCAGCTCCACTTGGATTGAAGTGTCTTCCTAAATATCGTTCAGACAAAAAGAATGTAATTTTTAAAGAGGTTAAGGAGTAAAGCGTATGAATGAGATAGAAAAAAATATGTAAGGAAATCCAATGCCCACACTTTATTGTATGGAACTTCGGATATGGTGATTGTATATCTTGTAAGCTGAAAGGGGAAAGCTACAATATAGAGTCTCTAGCCGATGATTGCCCTTACAAGGATAAGTTCAATAAACTTAAAAAGTAAAGCGTATGAAAGTATATGAGTACAGAATCGTAAAGATAGAGAAAGGTCTTTTTCTCATCGAGTATAAGACTGCTCCTTATGGAGTTTGGCATGAAGTAGATAAAAAGTTCAAGACTAAGCCAAAGGCTGAAGGTTGGGCTAGAAAGAACTTGGAAATTAATGTATAGATATGGCATATAAATATATAGTTGGTGATTGGGTAAGATTTTTATCTGAAGACTCAAAAATAATCGAGGATTTGAGACTAAATTCAAGCAGCTTCTGAATGAAACAAAACAGAGATTGCAAAAAGAGTTTGATGAGCTTTAGTAACTAACCACCATCTCCTTGGCGACAGGGAGAGGGTAAAAACGAAAAGAATATGGAAGTATGGATAAGAAAGAGAAATCAATCAAACTTCATCTAGATAAGGCTATTGGTTATTCAGACAAGGCTCATGACGAGCTGCAAATTGCTCTGAATATAGCTTTGGATGAAAAAGGACTTAGTGATGAAGAAAAGCATCTTTTAAGCGTTGACTTTGCAACTGGACAAGAAGAAGCCGTAGAGCGTGTTGCTGATGGTAGTTGTAAAGATGAACATATAGGTGTATGGGATAGCCCAATTAGAGACTGCCGAATATCTGAGGTATATCGCATGACAGGTGAGCAGATACGTGAATATTTTAATTTGTGACAACTATGGATAAGAAGAAAGTTGAAGAGCTGATAGAACAAGCTATCATTTGGAGTAGGTATGCTAACCAACATAGCGTTATCTCTAACTTAGAAGAAGCTTTGAAGGAACTCAACAAGCCAGACTGGGTATCTGTTGAGGATGGGTTGCCACCTTATGGAGAAGAAGTCTTTGTAACAAGCAAGATGGCTCCTGATAATGTTTTCAAAAACAGAAGAGTGGAATGCGCAACTGTCACAAAAGATAGTAATGGCTTCATTATCTTATGGAAAGGAAGAATGGCTTCTATCACTCATTGGAAACCTATTGAAAAGTTGGAGGAATAAATCGCAAGTCTTGTGAGTTGTATGAACCAAAGTAAAAAGGGGTAGTTGCCGCTACCCCGAAAAAGATTCATTCTGCTTATACTAAGAAAGAAAAGCAAGTCCCATTTTTGGGATAGATGCGCTTTCCGTTCCTAATGATGTACTTGCAGAAAACACGAACCTTGTTGTCATTTGGATTCTTTTCCATCAAAAGTCCCTCCATCGTTTATCCAGACTTCTCTATCTGGGGGAATACTGCCCACTACAAAGCAGTATAAGAAAAAGCCCCTAAGCGGCAACTAAGGGGCTTTGTAATCTCCTTGAACAGAGGAAGAACGGCGTGTAGTGTCGCCGATGGGGGACTATGATGTCCTAGAATCCGAGTGCAAAGGTAATCATTTATATGATTATATAAACAATAACAATGTTAATGTGTTTTAAATATGTTCTAATTTAGACTACTCTAAAATAATATATAAATTTATAGTTGATTATGGACAGAAATCAAGCAAAAGAATTTTTTCCTATCATGCAAGCTTTTGCTGAAGGAAAGGTAATTGAATGTAGAACCAAACCAAGTGCCATAGAAGGTACAGATGTTCCGAATGATTGGACGGAAATGAAAGAGATTGAGTTTTGGAAAAATACAGAATACCGTATCAAGCCAGAGCCAACCTACAGACCTTTCAAGGATGCAGAAGAGTGCTGGAATGAAATGCAAAAGCATCAGTCGATTGGGTGGGTGAAGTTAAAAGATACAGAAAGTGGGTATTACATGCTTAAAGGTATTGCAAGTCAAGTAGTAATTGGATTTAATGAAACTCCTTTTAGCTATAAGAAAGTATTTGAAGATTATGTATTTGCCGATGGAACTCCATTTGGCGTAAAAGATGAATAGTTATGGCATGGGTATGTGTAGGATTTAATGGCGAAGAAAGAGTTTGCCAAAGTAAACCAACAAGATATGATGATAGATATTGGATGATGAATCCAATCTGTAATGACTCTGTTGGTCTTCCCAAAGGAACTATCAAGAAACTCATTGGAAGAGAATTATCTTGGAACGATGAGCCAGTAGAACTTAAAGAAGAATAGTTATGTATAGACCGATTACAATGTATAAGATTGTTTGCGATAGATGCGGAGAAGTATTTGGCGGTACAGACACTTGCTCTGCACTATTCAGTAACAAAGAAGTTGATATTGGTGACTACTCTGATTGGGAAATGATAGATGGCAAACACTATTGTCCCGATTGTTATGAGGTGGAGGTCATTGATGGAATGTATAACGTTAAAGTTAAATAGTTATGTTTGGATTTTATGTTATACTTACCCTAGCTTTTCTATATATAGCTTTTATGGGTGGAGTTATCGGTTATTTAATTGGTAAATATTGGAAAAAGAAGTAGCTTATGAAAGCAGGAAATATCAAGTTCAAGGCTAAACGTCTTGACGGAAAAGGATGGGTTTGCGGATATTTCTACGAGGAGAATGGTAATACATACATCATTGAGAATCGTCAGAAAAAAAGCAAGTTAAACAGAAATCTCACTTATCAGGTTGACCCTTCTACTGTCTGCCAGTTCACAGGGTTGAAAGATAGTGAGGGAAAGGAGATTTGGGAAGGTGATATAGTGCATGACAGTTATGACCGTTTGTGTATAGACAATCTCTATGAGGTAGTTTATATTGAAGAAGAAGGAACGTTTGCCTTCAAGAGTTTAGATAAAGTTGACAATTACGAGCCGTTTGTTAATTTATTTGAAGTTTATGTTGTCGGCAACAAATTCGATAAGGAGAAGTAGTATGGAGAAACGAATAATTTTAGACGAACAAGATGTTAACGAATTTCACGAGGATGCAGCGATTCTACGCTGGATATACGACTTGATGACGAAAGAGTATCTTATAAGTGAGCACTCCAAAAACATGCCCCGCTTCTTTAGAATAATTAATAAATTAAAGCAATTATAGCGTATGAAGAATAAGATATTAGACTTAATCAAATCAGCCGTTTTGCTCGTTTTGATTTTCATAATAGGGGCAATTGGTTTTAGGATTTCTTTCAGCTTAGGAACTCCACACGAAAAAGAGAGTTTAATATAAAAATATTCACCAAGAAAGGGCATGAATACCTGTTTGTGGGCAGGAAACATGGAGCTTGCGTTGTTATTCACGCTAGTAGTTGCCCTTGTTGTAAAAAGAAGTAGCGTATTATCCTTAAAAAGAAAGAAGAAATGAGAAAGGAAACATTTGACTTCTCGGAGGCTCTGAGAAGAATGAAGGAAGGAAAGAAAGTTAGAAGAAGTGGGTGGGGTAGTTCCGAATCCTATTCTATTGGTAAAAATAGATGGGGAAGAGAGTATGTATATATTACAGAAAAACCTCATGTATCAATAGTCGCTATATCGTGTGGCAATATTCTCGCAACAGACTGGGAGGAGGTGGAAGGATGAAAAAGAAAGTATTGACCCTCACCATTAACAAGCAATGGTTCGATATGATTGCATCAGGCGAAAAGACTGAGGAGTATCGGGAGATTAAGGGCTATTGGGTAAGCCGCATCTTCGACATTTCTAATATGAATGTGAATGCAGATACCTACGCATGGGCTTTGCAAGAAAACATAATTATCAACCGAGAATCTTTTTTTGAATACCAGAGCAAAGGGTTCACACACGTTCTCTTCATCAACGGCTACCGCAAGGATAGCTCACGAATTGAGAAGGAGATTGAGAGTATCACCATCGGAAAGCCGAAAAAAGGTCTTTGCCCAGGCAAGTGGTTGGATCATGAGTTTTTCATTATTAAGTTTAAGTGATATGATTGCAATTAAAGTATCTTCCGAGAACATCCAAGAATTATGGAAATGCCCAGACGTTTCAGAGTTAGTTAAAACTGTCAGTGGAGACTGCACAAAGCAGACGTTGATAGTTAGGTTGAGAAATCGAGAGTTCTATGTTCCCGATGGATTCTATCTCGTAAAAGATGACGATGGTCGTTGGAGTACGCTTAGTCCATCGTTGTACGAGCTAATAAAAGACAAGGTTTATGGCGAGAAGTGAGGAGGATATCCGGGAATACCATAGAAGGTACTACCAGGAGCATAAGGAACATTTATTGGCAAGAATGGAAGTCTATCGTAAAGAGAACGCTGAAAGGATTGCTGCAAACAGAAGATATAACAGAAAGAGAAAGAAAGCCTTGGGCGGCTTAATGAACCCAAATATAAAATAATGAGTAGAGGAAAACATTTTAGCGCAGAAGAGATTGAGTTCATCAAGGTTAACGCTTTGGTGATGACGACAACGGAGATTGCAAAGCAGCTCAATCGTAATTATTGGGCCATCCATCGAAAGATGAAGGAAATGGGTATCAGCAAGAGCCACGTGTTTACTGCTGATGAGGATTTCATCATTCGCAGAATGTATGGCAAGTACCCGGTAAAAGCCATCGCTACCAAGATTGGTGTGGACGAGAACGCTATTTACAACCGTTGCAAGAATCTTAAGCTAACAAAAGGAGGTGCGCAATGATTGTCATAGTTACTGCTATGGATAAGGAATACGACCTTATCAGCGAATGGATTGCAAAGAATTGGCTTGACTACAAAAATGTACAAAACATAGCTTTAATCAAGTCTGGTATTGGCAAGGTCAATGCGGCATCTTGCTTGACAGAATTTCTTTCGTCGAATACGTCCAGCAAAGTTACAAGAGTTATCTCGGTAGGATGCGCCGGTGCTGCTGTTGCAGGATTGAAACCTGGTAATGTCGTGATTGGCAATTCGTACTGCTACCACGATGTATATTGCGGAGAGCCGAATGCCAACGGGCAAGTTCAAGGTATGCCGGCAGTCTTTCCTTCTGATTTCTCCTGGATTGATATGGATGAAAGATTCCGATTAGGAACCATAGCTACGGGAGATAAGTTTGTCACTACGAGAGAGCAGGTATTGGCGATTAAGGATTTCCTTCCTAATTCGTATAACGTATGCGCCATCGATATGGAGTCTGCTGCCCTTGCGCAAGTATGCTACAAGAAAGGGATTGGTTTCACTTCTATCCGAGTTATAAGCGATAATCCTCTGGAGCCAAATCAGACTGAGCAGTATGCTGGATTTTGGGATAGTCTTGCTGAGAAGGCATTTGATGTTGTTTGTAAATTATTAGAGAATGATACCAAGTTTTAAAGTTGATCATACGAAACTGAAGCCAGGTCTTTATGTTTCGAGAGTAGATAAATGGGGCATGGAGACTGCTACCACATTCGATATTCGTGTGTGCAAGCCAAATAAGGATATGATGTCACCTGCTGTCGCGCACACAATAGAGCATTTGATGGCGGACTACCTACGCAATGATAGCCCTCTTAGCAATTCCGTTCTGTATTTTGGACCGATGGGGTGTCTTACAGGTTTCTATCTTATCCTTAAAGGTACATGGACTTCAAAGCTAATAAAGGAAATGATAGTGGAAGCTTTTAAAGCGTGTTCGCTATCAAATACGATTCCAGGTGCATCGGAAGTAGAATGCGGTAATTACAAGCTGAACGACCTAAACGGAGCAAAAGAGCTATGTGATATGTTCTCCGTATATTTATCCACAGCTGGACCGGACAAGCTCAATTATCCAGACTAATATTTATATGTAACCATAAAGTATTTAATCATTAAGTATATTTCCTTGCAATATATTTGGTGATTAAATACTTTTTTTATAATTTTGCAGCATTACTTATTGCTATCGCTTCGTACTGGGATATTTCTTAAATTTATTGTTCAATTAAATATTTAGTTAGAATGAAAAAAAGAACGAAGCAAGTTTTAGTTATTCTGAAACCCAAATCAAAGGCGTTGGGGTTCAGTAGAGAGGAGTTAGAGGGTATTGCTGCCGATGTTGCCAATAACTTAGAACTCGATGAAGAAGCCTCAGACGAGGATGTAAACGCAGAGATTGAAAAGCAGGTCAATGCGGTTCTTCCTTATCTTAAGATTGCGCAAAAGACCGCGCAGCGTACTATCCAGAGCTTTAAGGATAGTCAAGACTTGGATGACGACGAGGTCGATGACGATGATGATGACCCTGCCGGCAACAAGAAACCAATCCGCAAACAGAAGAAAGAGAAAGAAGAGCAGGTCCCAGCATGGGCACAGGCACTCATTACCCAAAACAAAGCCCTGCAGACCGAAATCCTCGGTTTGAAGTCAGAGCGAGAGAATGATGGCCGCCGTTCTAAGCTGAAGGCGCTCCTTAAGGACAAAGGTACGTTCGGAAAGACCGTCTTGAAGAATTTCGACAAGATGAAGTTCGAGAACGAATCTGAGTTCGACGATTTCTACGATGGTATTGTGGAGGACTTGGCAGCTATCGATCAAGAGCGTGCTAACGAAGGTCTCGGAAAGCTTGGTGCTCCTGCGGCTCAGAGAAAGCCTAAGAAGGAAGAGGTTGAAGTTATCAAGGACAACGAGATTGATGAGCTTGCCGAAACTATGTAATCTTTAAATTTTAAAAGTTATGTATGGCGTAAGCAAGACAAAAACGTTTGATTCAGGCAAGGATTCTGTAATCATCAGAAATTACGTGAATGGCATCATGGGTGGTGTCATTCTTGACATGACAGGTTTCTCTGGAGAGTTCATCCAGTGCGGACACATTATCATTCGTGATACCAAGTCTGGCGAGTACAAGCCAATGCCGGTAACAGGTGAGGCTTATGCTTCATTGCCGGAAAATCACGAGTATGTAGGTGTCTGTATGACAACAGCTCCGGTAGATACCCCTCATGTAGGTGTTATGACGGCAGGTGAGGCTAATGATAGGGCTGTCCCTTATCCTGTCGATACGATCAAGGCAGCTTTGAAAACAGCCGTTCCTACTCTTCAGTGGGGACACGATGCAATCGGTTAAGGAGGTGATTTATGCAACAGAGTTCTTTATTTCTTAAGTATATCTTGAGTTTCTTCCCAATCCTGAAGACATTGATTGAGAAGATTAACGGTAAGCGCAAGAACGAGATGACGTATCTCCACAAGGATACATCCATTCTCCGCCGCGTTTATTCTACCGACAACAAATGGGAAGCCGATACCGTTGATACCTCTTACGTAGCTGCTGACTACGTGGCAGTGGATTCTCCGGTTCCTTTGAAGTCTCGTGACAAGATTTCAACCGCCAACGGCAAACTGCCAAAGGTCGGTATGAAGAAGTTCTTGAAGGAGTCAGATATTCTTTCCCTACGACTTATGGAAGCCCAGGGCGGTCAGACAGCAGAGATTCGCCGTAAGCTGGCGCAGGATCCGGTAGCTTGTAATGTCGGTGTTGATGAGCGTAATGAGTATGCACTTCTGTATGGTCTCTCTAATGGTTATGTAGCTGTACGTGACGACGATAATCCAAAGGAGTTGCTCCGTATCAAGTATCAGTACTTGCCAGAAAATCAGCTCGGCATCAACAACGTTGATAATGGTGTTACAGTTGCAGACTTGAAGGAATGTATCGAGCGAGCATCAAATGACGGCAATACCATTTTGTACTTCTGGATTAGCAAGACAAAGTTTGATGCCTTAAAGAAAGCACAGGACGCTCGCGAACTTGTTGCCAACTACAAGGGACAGACTTATGACTCAAACACAAAGCTGCCTGTTCCTAATGCCAGCGTATTCCAGGAGGCATTCTTGGACGAGACCGGTGTATCATTCCAAATCATTAATCGTACTGTCCGTTTGGAGCATGATGGTGTGAAGAAGAGTGTTAAGCCTTGGAACAACGATATGATTATCGGTGTCTGCTCACGGATGATTGGTGCCCTCGTTTACGGTCAGGTAGCAGAGGCAACAAACAGAGTGGCAGGTGTAACCTATCAGCAGATTGATTACAAGCTTATCTCTCAGTATTCAACAACTGATCCATTGCGTGAGACTACTGCGGTGCAGGCATACTGCTTGCCTGTCATCGAGGACGTTGACACAATCTATCAGATTAATACTAAGCTGGCAGACCCAGACGTTTCTGTTGATACCGAAAAGGAGAAAGCAGATACAGAGGACGCTAAGGTAACAATCTCTGATGTGACCTACAAGAAGCCGGAGGCTATCACAACTCTCAACGCTCTTGGTGCTACACTTCCTAGTGACGCCAGTGATAAGGAGATTATTGATGCCTACAATGAGCTGCCTCCTACAAAGAAGAAGGAGTTCAAGGATAACGCAGCTAAAGCTGAGGAGTAATCATGAAGACGGTCGGACAAGCTTTGGTGGATGAGGTACACATCCCTATCCCCTATGGTTTCGTGGAAAACGCTTGCATAAAGCGTGACCTCGATATCGAATCAGAGTTCACTGGTGACGTTGCCAGAAGTGACGCCTACAAAGGAACGCTTGCCGACTGTCTGCTTTCTCTCATACAAGCCGTTAGCTTCTCCGAAGCGGACAAATCAATAGGTTCCCTCTCGGAAGACCAGCGAAAGGCTATATTAGTTCAAGTCAATCGTTTATATAACTCTATCGGCGAGGAGGAGGTTTCACTTACTCCAAAGCCGACAGTTTACATTAATTGCTGATGAGTCTATTGAGTTTTCATGCCTCAAAACTATACCGGCAGCAGAAGGTAGCTGGCTATACAGATGATGATGGAAATTATCACCAGGGCAAGACCGAGTGGAAGTTCTGCTGCACTTGTGATGTAGTTCCTGCTGGCGAGGCCAACAAGTTAGTTACATCTGACGGTTCCATTGATTACTACTCCTACGAAGTGCATAACTTGCCCGTAGGAATTGAAAAGTTCTCTTATGGGGATTTTATCAAGCTGGAAATTTTAGGGGCTGAGGAGGTAATTATCAAGGTCAAGGGATTTCATCGTTATCAACTCCAGTGTAAGATATGGGCATAAGAATGACAACCAGCGCTTCCGCTCTCGATGCCTTCCTACAGAGAGCCGCAAGGAAGATACAGGAGAATGTGCTTAAGGCATTGAGCAAGCTAGGAGACGAATCTGTGGTTAGAATCCGTAACAGGTCTGCCAAGGAAAGCTGGATAGACCATACGGGCAACCTAAGAAGCTCCATAGGCTTCGCCGTGTACGAGCAGGGAAGTAAATATATGGAATCAGCCTTTTCGCAGGTTCTCAGTGGCACAGACGGCTCTGTAAAGGGCAAGAAGATGATCAATGACCTTGCTAAGGAATATTCCAGGGTTTATGCTTTGGTTGTCGTTGCCGGAATGGAATACGCAGGAGAGGTGGAAGCCTTGGAAAGCAAGGATGTCCTCGCATCAACGAAGATATGGGCCACATCCATTGTAGAGCAGCGTGTGAAGACAGCAATAGACTCGGCAGTTAATGAAATAAACAAGTGGAAGATATGAAATCAGACGGAGCAATTAAGACAGATGTTTACCGGTACATCAATGAAAGCGGTTTCATGAACAACGTCAATGGCAAGCTGTCAAAGACGATGAGACCGCATAATTCTCATAAGGAAGATGTCGTTATCTCCATCTTGGCTAATGAGGGAACGCAGCTTCAAACGGCGATTATAAATGTAAATATATATATACAAGACCAGGACGTAGATGGGCAGTTCGAGGAGAACGCTATCAGAGTTGACGAAATCTGCAAACTGGCTTGGAATCTCTTGGAAACGTTCAGAACGAGCGAGTATGCAGCCCACGCTATTGAGCAGAGGGTATATGCAACAAGCACGGGAGAACATGTAATAAATAATCAAGTTGAATATAAACTCATAAACGATTAAATTATGTCAGTAACATCATGGGGCAAATGCACTATCTACGTTCAAGAGGTAGGTAGCAAAAAGAACGAGTGGACTAAGCTCCCAACTCCAAAGGATGGCACTACTACTGTTACTCCAACGAAGGGCGATACTATGACCCAGGTTGAGGAAGGTGGCGGAATTGTTGACCGCAAGACAAAGAAGTCCACCTACGAGGCTGTATATCAGCTCTTCATCAAGAAGAACCAGTCGCAGCCATTCAAGACCATCGACGGTATCGTAGAGGGTAACTACCGTTTGGCTATCCAACCGGAAGACGCCGAGCTCCCTGGCGTTTACATGGGTAACACTACTATCGGTGCAGAAGAGGCCTATACAACCCAGGACGGTGCTCTTATCACGTACACTCACGCAGCTCTCATTCCAGAGGGTGACGTGGTGGCTAAGACTGTCAACTCGAAGAGTGAGGAGGTCTATTGTGCTTACCGCTGGCGTGTCATTACCGCCGCAAAGGGAACAGGTGGAAAGTATGCCTTGACTTTCAAGAAGCCGCAGGACGGTGATACCCCTCCTGCTGAAATCACGGAAACCTACGCAGAGACATAGGCATATTCTAATATCCCCTTCTGCCGACTGAGGGTTATCAGCCGGCAACCTACCCAAGTAGCTCAGGGGAAGAGCGAGACCAAATAGTCCGTCGCATGAAAATCCAGGGTCTTCAAAAGCTGGTTGAAAGTCGCAGGTTCGAGTCCTGCCTTGGGTGCCAACAATTTAAATTCGAGTGATATGGAAGAGTTAGGAATCATTATATCGAATACGCTCACAGATATGCCGATAGGCTTTGATACTGAGCACGCTCACGTTAGCATCTACCCTACTACACTGGGAATGATGTACCTAACGTCGCAGTTGGTAGATAGCTTGGAGCTAAACAAAGAGTTACTTCAAGCTGATCCATTCTTGGAAGCATTGCGAGTTGCAAACACCAAAAGGGAGACATGCTGCAGATTGATTGCATATCACTCACTCAATACAAAGAACGAAATACTAGACTCCAAATGCGTAAGTAGGCAGACGGAGTTAATCTTCAAAGAATGCTCCAACGAGGATATAGCCACACTTCTCATCATCATCCTTAAGGCTAACTCATACCAGACAATAGCCAAAGAGACAGGAATGGAAGAAGAAGCGAAGCGTATGGCAAAGGTCAACGCAGCGAAGAAGTCGGAGAATAGCTTTATCTTCGGGGGCAAGACAATATGGGGAACTCTCATAGATGCCGCTTGCGAAAGATACGGATGGACTTTCGATTACGTGGTATGGGGAATATCGTATAACAACCTGACTCTCATGCTCAAAGACAAGATTACTTCAATCTATCTGTCTGACGAGGAGAGAAAGAAAGCCCATATACCGGCAGCAGGGGAAGAGGTCATCGATGGCAACAACAAGGAGGCGGTCATGAAGGCGGTGATAGAGTCCGAGACCGAGATTTAACCGAAGTCTTCCTGCGCACGCACGTAGAGTTCCCATATCGAACACTCGTATTTGGTATTTCCCCGGAGATTCTTTATAGCAGAGTATAAATTCAAGGAAAAATAGAACATTATGCCAAGCATTAAATTCGATACAATAGTCGAGACAGCCAAGGTCGTTTCCGGTTTTCGAGACATTCAGAACGCAGTTCATCAGACTGCCGAGAGGGTTGAGAAGGACGGAAAGTCTATTGACGATGTAATCTCGAATATACAGAACAGTATGAACATTGCCATTGGCGGTTGGAGTATTGGCAAGTTCGTCAATCAGATGATGCAGGTCCGCGGTCAGTTCCAGCAGACAGAAATGGCATTCAAGACAATGTTGCAGTCTGAAGAGAAAGCTGATGCTCTCATGAAGCAGATGATCCGCACGGCAGCCGTCACACCTTTCGGGGTTGAAGACGTTACAGAGGGAGCCAAGCAGCTCCTTGCATTCAATGTAGCAGCCGAGGATGTCAACAAGACGCTCATCGGATTGGGAGACGTGGCGGCAGGTATGGGTCTAAACCTTAAAGACCTCGTGATGCTTTACGGCACCACCATCGCCAAGGGTAAGATGGATACGATGGACTTGTACCAGTTCCTCAACCGAGGCATTCCTATCGCAGACGAGATAGCCAAGGTTATGGGTCTTGACGTTACCAATGCCATCAAGGAGGTCCAGAAGCAAATCAAGGCAGGCAAGGTCACCAGCGACATCTTCATCCAGGCAATGCAGAGTATGACCGCCGAGGGTAGCAAATTCGGTGGATTGATGGAGGCTCAGTCCAAGACTATTACAGGTCAGATAAGCAACATTAAGGATGCCATCGAGCATATGTTCAATGACCTCGGCAAATCCCAGGAGGGTGTTATCAATACCGGATTGGGAGTCGTTTCCACCCTCGTTGAGAATTGGGAGACGGTAGGCAAGGTGCTTATGACTGTCGTTGCAGCGTATGGTGCATACAAGGCTGCTGTAATAGCAACTATAGCTATAGAGAAGAGTCTTATTGCACTGAATGCAGCGGCTAAATTCCTCGGAATGAGCGATGCACTCTTAAAGGCTTCAAAGGGTATGACTGCTTTTAATACGGCTTGCATGAACAATGTTCTTGGTATTGTGATAGGACTTGTTGCATCAGCAATCACATACTTTGGGGTATTTGGAAAGTCTGCGGATGATGCCGCTACCAAGACTTCCAAGTTTACCGAGAGTGCAAATGAAGCATCAAGCAAGGTCGAGTCGCTAATCTCCATTCTGAAGACTGCAAAGGAAGGCTCCAAGGTTTACAAGGACACCATCAAGGAGCTGTCAAACATCTATGGCAACTACGGGATTGCTATTGACAAGATCAAGGAAGACGAGAGCAACCTTGTGGATGTTAAGCAACAGGAGATAGATAAATCCAATGAACTCATCGAGCAAATCAAGCTGGAGACTACAGAGCGCAACAGAGCCAATGCAATCTCCAAGGCTAATGAAGACTACAACAACCGTGTTGATAGCGCTCAGCAAGCCCTTTTGGGTAAGTTGAAGGATTATGGAACCTCTAGCAGCGGTATTGCAGTCGGCATACAGAACATCGTATCTGACTCGGTTATCAAGCAGCTTGACGACTTAGCACATAAGATGGCTGGCTTGAATGAGCATTCCAAGGAATACCAATCCTATATGCGTCAATACAACCAAGTAATAGGGACGATGGTAGATAAGACGGTAGGACTTGCTAAATCTTTTGGGATTACGGACAGCAAAACAAAATATGCGAAAGAAGCATTAGCAGGCTATCTGTATGAGTTACGTACTGCCAAGAAGATACATGCCGAGGAAACCGACAATGTTAATAGGGCGGCAGATGCTACCGAGGATTTCGGAAACAAGGCCACATCTACCAAGAACAGAATAAACGCTTTGCAGAAGCAGCTCCAGGGTGCCGGCGAGGATGTACACGTTCTCTACAACCGTGTCAAGGAGTTCATGCAGAACTATGGTGTTAATGACGTAAAGTTCAGAATACAATTCGATGCCGAGATTCCTTCATGGATGAATAACATGGATGTTAAGGAGTTGGGCAAAATGGGAAGATGGTTCTCTGCGTTGGCACGCGATTTAGGAAACAACAACAAGTCAGGTGCCAAAGTTAACGGCAAGTGGATGCCAACCAAAGCTATCGCTCAGCGAGGATGGGATTATACCAATGCGGCGAACACCAAGCAGACCAAGGCAGAAGACGATGCTAAGAAGAAGCGGCGTGAGAAGGAAGATGCAGAAGCCAATGCCAAGAAGAACGCTTCCAAAGCAAAGAAAGCAGCCGCCGATGCCAAGAAGCAGGCAGAAGACCGCAAGAGAGCCCAGGAGGAACTGAACGAGGACTTGAAGCAGCTGCAGCAGGAAAATATCGACACCGATATATCTCAGATGCAGGAAGGCACGGAGAAGAAGCTTGCTGAAATCAAGAACGACTATGCCAAACGCAAAGCAGAGATTGACAAGCAGGAAGCAGAGTTCAAGAAGAAGAACAAGGAAGCTGGCAAGAAAGTAACCCTTACCTCTGCTCAGTCCAATGCCCTCAACAAGGCAAGAGACCTCGCTACCCAAGAGTACAACAAGAAGCTTGATGAAGTCAACAGGGAAGCCCTCACCTCTATGCGCGACTACTTGAAGGAGTATGGTTCTCTCTATCAGCAGAAGCAAGCCATTGCCGAGGAGTACGAGGAGAAGATTGCCAAGGCTCAGACACAGGGTGAAAAACTCTCTCTTCAGCAGCAGAGAAAGAAGGACCTCCAAACCATCGAGATAAACGCTATCAGACAGAACATTGATTGGGGAAGCATCTTCGGAGACTTCGGAGCTATGTTCAAGGACCAACTGGAACCAACAATAAAGAAGTTGCAGGAGCTGTCCAAGAGTACAACCGATGTTAACGAACAGAAGACCATACAGGAACTTATCTCCAAGCTACAAGGCTCTGCCACCATCTGGAATAGTGACATCTTTAAGAAGGTTTCGGACGACATCAACTCCTATCAGTCAGCCATGCAGGGCTATATTGATGCACAAGAGCGAGAGATTGAAGCCACGAAAGCTGTCACCAAGGCGCAGGAAGACCTCGCCAAGGCTAAGAAGAGCGGTGACAAGACAAGTATCAGCAAGGCTGAAGAAAACCTCTCTAGAGCGCAGGGCGTACTTGCTGCCGCATCTAACAACGTTTTGGAGTTCGGTTCATCAGTTCAGAAGGCATCATCAGACTTACAGACATCTGCACAGAAGGCAGTTTCTCAGTTCCAGCAACTTGAAAATGGCTTGCAGGGTCTTACATCGGGGTCACTCAAAGGCATAGGAAACTCTATCCTAGGGCTTGACAAGCTTTTCGGTGGCTCTATGCAGAAGGACGTTGCCAACACGCTTGCAAAGGGCATACAAGGGCTACTCGGTAAAGATAGTGAAGCAGCTAAAGCCCTGACAAAAGCTTTAGGGGATAGTGGTATGGCAGGTGAAATAATCTCCGCAATACTCGGCATCCTCGATATTCTGAAAGATGGCTTCGGAACACTCATAAGCAACCTCATGGACACGGTCTTTGGCGCAGTAACAGGCATCCTCGATGATGCTTTATCGGGTGACATCGTTATGAAGCCATTGAAGAGTATCGGGAACAACGTTTCACATATCCTCAACACGCTTTCATTCGGTGGCTTCAATAGTCTGTTCGGTGGAGATGGAAATGCAAAGAAGGTCAATGATACCATCGAAAGACTGACGGATAGAAATACCCTCTTGCAGCAATCCATCGAGGATTTGACTGACGCAATGGAAAACTCCTATGGCTCCAAGGCAACCTCATACTACGAGCAAGCCTATAAGAATCAGCAGGAGACCAATCAGAACTACCTAGACATCGCAAAGGCGCAGGCAAGCTATCACGGTTCGCACGGCTCATGGAATCGCTATTGGGGTGGCTTCGGTAGTGACGAGATGGATTGGATCAAGAAGAACGTCAAATCAGACTTCAATGGCGACCTCTTCTCCCTCAGCCCAGAGGAAATGAAGCTCCTCCGTGGCAACGTTGCCATCTGGGAGCACATTGAGAACACTGGAAAGGGTAACTATGGTGGGCGTCTGACAGAGAAGCTGAATGACTACATAGACCAAGCGGGCAAGCTGGATGAGTTATCAGACAAGCTGAAGGAAAGCCTTACGCAGATTTCCTTTGACAGCATGAAGGATAGCTTCGTGTCAGACCTTATGGATATGAGCAAGTCAGCGCAGGACTTTGCAGACGATTTCGCTGAAATGATGCAAAAGGCTCTTCTCTCCTACTCTATGGAAGACCTCATCAACGGCGACTTGAAGAAGCTCTATGATGATTGGGCAAAGGCTATCAAGGATAACGATGGCAAGCTTACCGAAACAGACATAGAAGCATTCAACAAGCGTTACGATGATATAGTCCAGGAAGGCTTGAAGAGACGTGACGAGTGGGCGAAGGTAACAGGCTACACTGGCTCATCATCCTCATCACAGACCGCAACAAGCGGAGGATGGGCATCTATGGGGCAAGATACCGCAGACGAGCTGAATGGTCGCTTCACCGCCCTGCAGATTGCAGGAGAGTCCATCGCTCAGAACATGACTACCACCATATCACAGATGGAGAGCATCGTTACACTCGGAATCTCAACCAATGGCGCGGTATTGGAGATTAGAAATATGATGATTATGACAAACAGCTACCTCGAAGACATCGTGAAGTATTCAAAGCTCACCTATAATGACTTCGGAACAAAGCTGGATGATATGAACAGAAGATTAAAGGATATTTGACCTCTATAGGCTTTTCGCTTGTCAGCCCTTACAACTATACTCAACAATAGCAAAAGCGGCTCTCAGCGAAGCCTACGAGGTTATTTAATGATTAAATAGTTATGCTTAATGGACAACTTTATATCAATGGCAAGGATGCCTACCTTACGTGGGGCATCTTCTTAGACGAAACCGCCCTCAGCACGCTCATGACCCCTGCACCAAACAAGGAGTTCATCAGCAACAAGTATCGCTCAAAGGACGGAAAGTCGGTTATCAAGCACAATCCTAGATTGGATGAGAGGGAGATAACGCTGCCGTTCAATATGACCGCTAAGGACTCAGATACGTTCATGACGAACTATGCTAGGTTCTGCGAGGAGGTTCTTGCCAAGGGAGAGTTGGTTATCCGCACCCGATTTCAGCCTAATGTGTGGTATCGGTGCATCTATCTCTCCTGCACTCAATTCAGTCAGTTCATTCGGGAAATGGCAAAGTTCAGCCTAAAGCTCAACGAGCCAGACCCTAGTGACAGAGGTGAAACAAGTAAATATACAAGCTAATGATTCAGATTAAGAGAAATAACAAGGTATTCTTCACATTAGAGGACTTCGGCGAGGGTTCTAAGCTGTCATATCAGCTTATGGACCACCACTACGTCATATTGAAGTTCACTACGGCTACTCCTATCTATTTCGAGATTGGGGACTCCGTGGAGATTCCCGACTTCGGCTACTTCGAGCTTACATCATCATACTTCCCTAAGCACAATGATAGTGATGGCTACGACTACGAAATGCAGATGGATGCCTACTATATGTCTTGGAAGAATAAGCTTTGCAAGTATCGCCCTCAGCACGGAGCCAATGAGACCTCCTTCAAGCTCACTACAACGGTAGGCGTACACATGAACGTTATACTCGGCAACCTAAAGGCGCTAGGTCTTACGTACAATGGCAAGGATTTCTCCGTTGACTACACTACGTACAACAACAAGGCTTTCGATGTTCAGAAGAGATTCTTGATCGAGTACGGCTCAATCAGCATTCTTGATGCTCTCAACGCCATCTGTTCCGAAGACGCACTCAACTGCGAGTGGTGGATAGATGGCTCTATTATATACCTTGGATATTGCGAAATGGAAGGACAGACAACATTCGAACAGGATGTTAATGTTCTGTCTATGTCCTATTCGGAATCTAAGTCAACTTATATTACGAGACTGTACGCATTCGGCTCAGACAGAAATATTCCGAAGGGGTATTTCACTGGTGCCGATGCGGACGTCACCACCGATGGTGTAGCTACCGATTACCTCATGCTCCCTAACAAGGAAGTGGATAGTGATGGTTTCTACGCTAAGGATGGTTACCTGGAGAACGTGAATGTCGTGAAGAACGACAAGCAGGCTATCGAGGGTGTCGTGATGTTTGAGGAAGAATACCCAAAGGTTGAGAGTGTTGTCAGCAGTATCAAGACCTATGATAGCACCGTTGATAACGAAGACGGAACGAAGACTACACAGACGTTTTGGCAGGTCACGGCTACGGATTCGTTCGCTACAAACTTTGAAGCTAGCTGGATAAAGAGTAACCTCACTTTAGGCATCAAGTTCACTAGCGGTGCTCTCATGGGTATGGAGTTCGATGTTAGTTTCAAAGTCATTGACAAGGTTAACTACTTTGAGATTGTTGCTAATGACACATACGGAAGAACACTCCCCGATGGCGTTATGAGCCCGAAGGTAGGTGATAAGTTCTTTCTCTACAACTGGGACGCAACCAAAATTACAGATACGGACCTCATCCCTACTGCTCAGTTGTCTCTGTTCGATAGAGCGAAGCAGTACTATCAGAAGACTATGATCAGCAACTCAAACTTCACCTGCACGATGGATGGCGATAAGTTCTACAATGATGGAACATACGATTATCATCCTCTCGGTGAACAGGTAAAGCTGATTAATGATATGTTTGCGCAGGTGGACGCGGATGGCAAGCACTACCGAAACTCTCGTATCATCGGCATGGAGATATCTTTGGATATTCCTTACGACCATCCTCAGTACATAGTAGGCGAAAAGGCTGCAACAAGCCGGTTGGGAAAGTTGGAAGACAAGGTTGACTCCATCACCGTGAACGGAATGCAGATAGGCGGCACAGGAAGCGGTAATGGTGGTGTCTATGTAATTGGGCTGAATGATTCTACTCCTGCATCTGATAGCAACGTTTATTCTGCTAGACGTTCTAGGATGGAGTTTGTATCTAGGCTGCAGGATAACACCGCCAAGTGCACAATCACCTTTCAGAAGGTTCAGAAGTTCTTGCAGGGATTGACAGCAGAAGACTTATCTCAATTTAAGAAGGGTGCGACATTCGGAGAGTTCATTCAGGGAATGCTCTTCGGTACTGGTGGCAGGATTGATGAGCTTGGCAACGCTGAGTTTGAGAGTATCACATCTCGAAGTTCCATCATAGCAAAGGAACTCATCGTGAACCGACAGACAGCTATGGAAAGCAATTTCGTATTCACAGAGAGTGGAATGGTTGAGACTGTTACAGAGATTCCTGCGGCAACGGAAGGAGGCAACGTTACCTACGACTTGAAGCTTCAGAAGCGGTGGGATAATGATTTCACGGCATTCAAGGAGAATGATGTAGTATTAGCATCCATCAATACTCTGGCAGAGGACGGCAAGTATTACGATATGTGGCTACGAGTGTTATCGGTTAACACCGTGACGAATACCATTACGGTTGTCTGTTATCCAGACAATGAATGTCCTAGCAAGAAGAACTATCCACCTTGTGAGCTTGCAAGGCTGATACGCTGGGGAAATGCGGTGGACGAAGACAGACAGAGCTGCTGGTATATATCATCATCCGAGGGATTGCTTGTGTGGCTCGACCACGTTACAAAGCCAATCATCGACAAGACGAACTATTCTCTTGCGATGGGTAAGCTACCAGATGCGCTATCGTTCCTCTTCCAAGACTTCCCTACCGCTAACAAGCGTGACGGAGCTTTCTACGCTAAGTGGATGATGGCTGCATCGTTTCAGCAGATAGACTATCAGGGCAACCCTATATACACGACAAGAGACAGAGGTGTATGGAGCTTGGCTGTGGCACAAGGCGATAATCCTTACAGAAATGGCGACCGAACGATTGATACGGTCTATTATCTCGGCTGCAAGTGGCAGTGTCTCGAAGATAAGACAACGAAGCCGCCGACCTACTCATCTACCGCTTGGGCATTCGTTGAGGGCAATCCTTACTTCACGCTCGAAATGCTATCATCGAAGCTGTGGAACTTCCGTCTCAACGACTTGATGGCAACGAACGCTGATGGCTCTTGGAAGGTATTCACTACTCTATCAGTGGTTGGAAGGCTCTACAATCAAGACGTGACCGACTCTATGGTAAATGTGGTATGGACTAGGGACAGCGGAGACCCAACGGCAGATAACAAATGGGCATTATCTCACGCCAACTGCGGATTATCGGTAGATTTGACCTATGAAGACCTTGGCGGTGCTGCATTCAAGATAGGTAGTGTGACATTCCGATGTGAAGCCGAAATCAAAGATGGCGAGACGATGTATTCGGAAGACGTGAGTGTTAATTTCTAAAATGTTGAACTTTTAAAATAATAGGATATGGCTAAAGAATTAGCGGTTAGTGTTGACAAGATGATGGAGATACAGCCTACGGCTTACTCCCAGTCCTGTAGCATAGAGATTGTCGGCAATATCATCAACAGACAGCAGTATGATGGTATCGAAGGCTCATTCTCACCCGACTTCACCATTCGACCTTGTACGATGTTTCCTTCCTGCCATCTCATTGACCCCGATAATCCAGGAGAAACACCTGTCTTCAATAGTCAGTTGGATACATTCAAGTGGTCGGAGGTGACATCTAGCGGCATCGTGGTAGTAGCTACAAGTGAGAATGCAAGTGTGAAGGCTGGATATGAAGCTGTGAGGGAAGGCTCGGATAAGGGAACTCTCTATATCAAGCAGAACTCTGTATTGAGTAAACCAAGAACAATGCGATTCGAGGGAAGCTGGACAGACCCAACCTGCGGATATAAGTACACGTTCGTGGCTAACAAGGCTCTTTATCTCGAAGACTGTACGAATGCAAGAGCCGAGATTATGCTGGATAGTCCACCTACTGTGCTGTGGAATCCTATCAAGCACGCTGCATCTAGAACTCTTACCGCAAAGATTATGGTTGGAGCTAAGGATAAGACGGCAGACGGCAAGACGAAGATATGGTGGTATCGTATTCTTGACAACGGAACGAAGCAGCTTATATCATCTGTTGACGATGCCGAGAACTACGAGATTACCGCAATGACAAAGGGTACGAACGGACAGATATCTTCTATTACCATCGACTGCGATATGATAGGCGAAGGTATCGGCTATGAGTTAAGGGCTTGCTACATATACAGCGGTAGCGTTCCTTCTTCCCCTAGGGAAGCTGATGCTCGAAAGGTTACGTACATCAACAGAACTATTCCACCGCTGACAGCCCAGTTCGTAGGCGAGGGCTTCGGTCTTAATTCTGACACAGCTTTTGTGACTTGCCGGGCTATCGTAAGCGACAACAAGGAAGTCATCGAGCCTTCGGTGTGGAATAAGATTATCAGAGCGAAGTGGCAGAAGGTTACATACGGCAAGAGTACGAACAACGGCGTTACCACAATGACGGAGAGTGTGGAGGTGTTAGGTTATGGCGAGACGTTCCAATGCCCTTTCGAAGCTAAGAAGAGCATCCGTCTCACCATCCAAGACAGAGGTGCTTACGAGCTTCTTGTTGACGAGAACGGAAATGCCCTTGTAGATGAGGACGGAAAATATATCATATCAAGGGAGATTGATGAGAATAACGGATGATGATGTCTAACTTAAAAAAATAAAGAATTATGAAATACTACGTTAAGGTTACGAAGCAGGTTGCTGAGAAAATTATCAGAAGCGGAGTTCCGCTCACAATGACAAGTGACGGAAACTGCTTGCTCTACCAGAGCGAGTTGAATGGTGTTGATGGCGTGAACCTCAACGAGAGAGCAGCCAATGCTGGCGGCTCGCTGATAGCTGAGAGCGATGCCCTTGCGGAAATTAAGGGAACTACCGATGCTCCTGCCTCCTGCTACACTCCAGTAGCGTATGGCGGCGAGGATGATACAAGAAACAATGACTATATCGGTTCGTATGGCGGCGGCAATCCGTCTTCCAAGAATAATACAGACACTAAAGAAGAAAGCGAGGTGACAAATGAGTAAAGCTACGGTAACAGGACAGATTATCGTTACAAGTAACGGTACTACCTTGCACTCTATTCTGCAATGTACTACAGGAGACGTGTATCAGAATTATGACGGCGACCCTGCGAATCCATCCAGGGTTGTGCCTGATTTCGGGGCGAGCGGTGCAACGAAGCCAATGTTGGTTATGCAAGCATATTCGGCGGAACAGGGCGCAGGCAATTCGTTTAACCTCACTAAAGGCACTCCGACTTGGATTGTCGCTGGTGTAACGTTGGCTTTCAATGCCTCGCACGTTTCCACTACTGTACTTGGGGGCGCGGCAGGGCATTTTACGGAAGGTTCTGATGATAGCGGCAATCCAACCCTTACGGTCAACAAGAACCTTGTCAATGTCAATGATGGCAATTCATTCATTATTGTCTGTGAGGTTGATATATCCATATCAAACACAAATATGAAACTTCAAGCTATGTACCCAGTATATATAGCCGAAGGTGTGACTGATTCCAAGCGTATGAACATCCTCGCTACGTCAACCAAGAATCTCTTCACAATTACGGAGAAGGACGGAACCTGTACTGTCAAGGCACAGGTTACGGACGGCAGTACGGTTACATCTACTGGATATACGTTCAAATGGTATCTGCCAGATGCTAGCGGAGAATGGGTACTCAAGCAGGACAGCACCTACGCTACATTCACCATTAACGAGACGGACGTGGATTCTTCCATCATCGTAAAGTGCGAAGCATGGAATGAGGTTGGTTTTTTCGCTTCCGACACACAGACTATCAGTGACGTGTCGGATGAGTATATTCTCTATCCAAACCCTACGGACGGAAATGATAACCCTGTAGCCGAGAACTTCATTCAGAACTCAGGCGGCAAGATTGTCTATAAGCCGTATATGCGCAAGAGAGGTTCAACGGCTAATGAGACAGGAGTAACGTTCTCGATGTCTCTCTACTCCAATGCTGGCGTGCCTATCAACTCTGCTATCACGAAGTCTGGAAATACGTTTACGATTACCGAAGCTGGTATCAGAGAATATAAGGGTGCGGTATATTCTATAACAGGAACTAAATAGTATAGCCTATGGTAAGGGTTTTAGCAGTAGTAACTGGCTCTATTTCTATCTCTATGAGAGGCGAAAAAGGTGATAATGGTGTTGGGGTAAAAGACTTCAACACCTACTATGGCTTGTCTAGCAGTAAATCGTCTCCACCAACAACTTATAACTACGATACACTTTCGGAGACTATAATTTCACAAAACAGTGAAAAATACGTATGGAGCGCAGATAAGGTTCTCTATACAGACGGAACTGGCGGTGACTTTATCAACGCATACTGCATCGGCAAGTGCTCGGATTTGACTTCTGTGAAAGAGCAGTACGGTACATCTACGTCTGCGGGAACAAAGCCATCATCATGGGGGTATTCCTACCCTTCCAATCCTGCAAACGGCACATACGTATGGAGTCGTGATGAGATTGTATGGGCAGGGGACAACAGTACAACGCATTCCGATGCGCAGCTTATTGGTTATATTGCGGTCAATGGTTCAACTGGTCCACAGGGTCCAACTGGCAATGGAATCAAGAGTACCGAGGTGACCTATCAGATATGGAATAGTGGTACTACTCCACCGAAGGATGAAGAAGCTTGGAGCACTAGCATTCCAAACATCACGGACGCAAATCCGTATCTGTGGACTCGCACTATTTTTGTGTACACTAACGGAACCCGCAGCGACCCATCTTTCTCTGTGGCAACGAGAGGAACAAAAGGTGCTCTGATACGAGAGCATGACGGATTCGAGTCGGGAAGCTATAAGTACTTGTCTGGTTCGGGTGCAGAAGAATATGTTGATGTTGTGTATATCAAGAAAAGTGACAAGTGGTGGCAATGTATTATCACTTATGATGATGCTACCGATTCTCCTAAATTGGATGATGGACATTGGAAAGTGATGAATAGCTTTAAATCAATAGCAACTCATCTTCTCCTTGCTGAGAATGCTACCATCAATATGCTCGGAACTAATCAGATTAATCTGTTCAATCCGACTGATACTACTAATAGTAAGATGTACGGCTCGTTCAGAGTGGTTGATGACATTAATAATTGGAGCTTATGGCTTGGCGGAGAAACTGGAGATTCTGCTTCCTTTGCGGTAACGAGGGGTGGCGCAATCAAGGCTACGGCTGGGCGAATTGGTTCGTTTGCAATCACAGAGCGAAAAGACCCAACTGGTTTTGTGTTTTACTCATTATACGCAACGCATAATTCTTTCGGTATTATTCCTGCGTGTGATGTCGAACTTGGCTATACAGGCATACACGTGTGGTCTGGTAATAACACTGTCACAAACTTTATGGATGTAAGATTGGGATATAATGGGGAAAGTGTTGATGACATCCCAACATGGGGCAATGGCGCGCTTCTTATTACAGGCAACACGTCTGGAGGAGGAAATTCTGATGTGACCGCAATAAGCGTAAATGTTACTCCAAAAGAAGGGTACAGATGCTACGCACTCAGAGCAAGTGTTGGTGATGTGTTACTAGATGCAGGTGCGTTTATCGGTGCTCTCAGACCATCATTTACGAGAACTGCATCAAGTTATACTCTCACCGAGTATCATCACACGGTGGAGTGCTACAATTCCTCAACCATCACTCTCACGTTGCCATCTTCCCCGAAATATGGACAATGCTATACCATCATACAGAGGGGAGGTCGGGTAAATATATCCTCGGACATAAACATATATGACACTCGTAACACAAACTCAGCAACAACGTGGTACTCTGATACTAGAGGTCAGGTAAGTTGGTTATGGTATAACGGGAGCCAGTGGATAGTAAGTTACGCAACAAGATAAAAATATAATTGATTATGAAATTGAATTTAGAACACTTGGAAGTATTTATGACACTCGACAAGAATCGATGTCAGGTTGTGAACGCTCGCAAGCAGATTGCGAATATAATCTACTCGCAGGGAGCAGGATTGGGGCTGGCAGGACAGGCTCTTTCCGTGAAGATGTGGAACGGCAACGATGACACCGAGTACACCGATGACGAGGTGAAAATCATCAAGGAACTCGTTGAGCGAACTACCGCTCCCTGCTTCATTGATGCAGTGAATTCCGCTATCAGCAATGCGGTAGATAAGGAAAATAAGTAATAATATCTTTTAAAGACGTAATATTATGGCTATAAGGACAAGAAAAATCAGCGATTGGCTGTCCGCTAACGGGCAGGCGGTCACCAATGCAAGTAAAGCAACGATGGAAGATGCTATCAGAGCAGATATAGGTCAGCTCCATGATGGTGTGTTCATTATGTTTCATCGCAAGAGCGATAGCTTTCCTCTTGCCGTAAGAGTGAGCTCTTGGGCATCTTTTCAGAATAGTGGAGAAGTTGCAGAAGGAGTTCTTCTTGTTGAAGGTGGGAGATATCTCGTGGTAGCTCCAACGGAAGGGACGGATAAAAAGTGGAGTTCTAAGCCGGTGTCATCATCAGATACATCTGGCTCGGTACAGATTAGCGGAGTTACTACGACTGGCGATAGAATGAACGCATTGAATGATTTTGCTGGTCGAGCAAATACAACAGCTATCATTAACGGGAGTACATCGAGCAATGTTACGAATACGGAGGCTTACGCTGCTGGTTTCTGTAACAAGTATGCACGTGTAAATGCCAACGGTAATGGTTTGACCGCAGGAAGATGGTGGTTGCCATCGTTGGCTGAACTGGCGATGATTTGGGCAAACTTTGATAAGATTAACTATGCCTTATCAAAGATTAGTGGTGCTACACTGCTGCAATCAACCTGGTATTGGTCTAGTACCCAGTGCTCGGCGACCAACGCTTGGCGCTTGTATCTGACCGATGGCTACGTGGACAACATCTTTAAGTTCAGTCAGGGTAGGGTTCGTCCAGTCTCAGCATTTTTATATTAGTCAGTAGTTAGTTCTTTTCATTCCCCACGCCTTTAAGGGCGTGGGGGAGCAAGTTATGACCAAGAAAGGTATTCAATAATGACGGCAAAGATTGCAAGCAAGACAAGAGTTTACAGAGACATGAAGAAGTTTCTGAACGAGGTGATTTATATCATCAAAGACTTCCCGAAAGAACAGCGATATGTTGTTGGAGATAGAATCGAGCGCACGGCTATCGATTCTCTTCATATTATCGCAAAGGTCTATATGGGTAAGGATTTGAAAATGAGAATTGCTGATATGGTCGAACTGCAATCGAATCTGGAATTGCTGAATACCTTGATAGAAATAGCAGGAGAACATCAGTGGATTAAAGGCAGGGGTAAATTGGCAAATCTGCTTCTGTTGATGGATAGTGTAGGACGGCAAAGCACAGCGTGGAAGGGTTCACTCATCGAAGCCTTGAAGAGGTCAGATAGCGAACGTAGTCAGTGCTAGGGAGGTAAGCCAAACTAGGAGAACAGTCTTCCGAATAAATGGGCTACTACCATCATGTATGGTAAAGAACAAGATAATGTAGTGATAACCCAGAACTCGGCGACCAACGCTTGGAACTTGAATCTGAACGATGGCAACGTGAACAACAACTATAAGTTCAATCAGAATAGGGTTCGTCCAGTCTCAGCACTAATAAAGAAGACGTATCCAGAAAAATAGTAAATGATAGATTTTGAAACGATACTAGAAGCATATTTAGACTGCCGTAAAAGGAAGCGGAGCACAGTCGGAGCTACGGAGTTCGAGCTTGATTATGTTCACAACCTTGTTGAACTTATGAATGAAGTTAACTCACGTCAGTATAGAATCGGAAAATCTATCTGCTTTGTCGTCCGCTACCCTCGTTATAGAGAGGTGTTTGCAGGAGAATTTAGGGATAGGGTTATCCATCATTACATAGCATTGAGGCTAGAGCCGTTGTTTGAACGGATATTCTGTGGAAGAACATACAACTGCCGTAAAGGGAAAGGGCAGCTTGCTGGTGTTACTCAATTAGCAGCAGATATTCGTGAGGAGAGCGAGAACTATACCAAGGATGCCTATGTAATGAAGGTTGACTTGAAGGGATTCTTTATGAGTATCATTAAATCTAAACTAGCGAAGATGGTTGATGATTTCATTGTAGAGCACTATGAAGGAGGCGATAAAGAAGACCTTAGATGGCTTTGCAATCTTGTAGTTACGCACAGACCAGAGCTTAATTGTGAACGAAGAAGTCCGCTTTGGATGTGGAATTTCATCCCGAAGGAGAAGTCATTGTTCACCAATGGTGAAGATAAAGGAATCGCTATCGGCAACCTATTCGCTCAGTTGTTTGCTAACTTCCTGCTGAATACCATCGACTGGAAGATTGATGCCGTGTGCGTAAGGCATAACAGGTATGTGGATGATATATCATTCGTAAGCAAGGATAAGGAAAAGCTGTTATCTATCGTTCCTATGCTCAGAATAGAACTCGGAAAGCTCGGTTTAAGGCTTAATGAGAAGAAATTCTACCTACAGCATTACTCCAAGGGTGTTCAGTTTACTGGTGCGGTTATTAAGCCAGATAGAATATATGTTGCCAACCACACCATTAATAGCTTTGCATTCGCCGTAGAAAGACTTGGTAAGGCTACTGAAATGGGAATGATTGATGATATCAAGAAGAATATCGCTTCTGTTAATTCATATCTTGGCGTTATGGCGCATTATGACGAATATACTACTAAGCGTAGGATAATGGCGAAGCTGCCGCCAAAGTTCTATGAGTATTGCTATATAGAAGGTCATTTCGATGTAGTGAAACTCAAATACAAATACACAGAAAAGGCGATTTTTATGAATATTGCCAAGAATATAATCAATAAGAGAGATGAAGAAGATATTAAAGAGAATCCCGACCGAGAAGGAAATCAGCCCGCTTCTCGATGAAGGGTATGTAGTTGAGGTTTATATGAGAGACGGAGAAGTTATTATGGAGACTGAAGAAACGTTATAACAATCTTGTTACCATTTTCTTTAATTTTGGTAACAAAAAATCAGTAACAGAACTTACAGATTGTTACTTTTTATAAAGTTTAACACAAAAATATTCTCATTTTCGCTGGTTTTGTGCAAAAAAGTGTGTCTTTGCAGCACTTTTCTTATTATTAAAAATGAGGAACTAAGAACAAATAATAAACCAAAAAAACAAAAGGAGAAGAATTTATGACTAAAGAGGAAGAAGATGAAGTCCATCGGTTAGTTCAATCAGTCGGTGTTGTACAGTTGTCAAGAGTAATGTTTAAGGACATGGACGTTAGCGAAATGATAAACGTCATTATCCTTGCAGGTAGAGGCTACAGCGTAAAGCTACTCACTTGGTTTAAGTATTATTGTGAAGTGATGCCTCTGTTTATCATGCTTTTTCATATTGCATGCATGGTAACATTTGCGTCTCATGAAAAAGAAATGTGCGTATGGTTTAAGGAGAATTGGGTATCGGCAGCATTTATCTATTTCTCAGTTTACATCCATCCGCTTGTGCTTATACTTGCTAGCAGATTCTTTTGGCTCTGCTACAGATGGCGTATTCCGATGATCATCTACCTATTTGGGATAAATGCTATTCATATCGTATATTGGAATGTTTTTACCACCAACGAAATGGTGGGATCTAATGTTGTAATACTTGTAATGACCATTATATTTTATGTATATGGTTTTGCCGATAAGTATTACTCAGGCAAGGGCTGTCAAAGTTTAATCTCTAGATTATAATGATATGGGAAAGTTATTTGGTTATCACACCTTGGGAGTGTTATTAAAATCGTTGTCGGATTCTTGTTTTCGAGCAGACGAGCAAGAGAAGAGAGGGGAGAAGGTAACTGCTTGCGGAATGAGTAGCGATGAGATAGAAGACCTTTGTGAGAACTATCTGCCGTATGCTCTCAACCCAATGATGAGCACTGAGGAAGTCAAAGAGAAACTGCACGTTTCTGATGCAACATTGAATAGAATGGTTGCAAGGGGTGACATTCCGAATGGCGAGTGTAAGAAACGAGGGCACACCCGATATTGGAAGAAGTGGGATATTCTGCACTTCATTAAAAAGAAAAGAAAATAATAGTTGAACATGTAAGTGTTCCTTACAAGTTGAGTAAGAGAGGTAAGTGATTGCATCTCTTTTTTATTTGCATTGATTTCGATGCTTTTAAAAATACAACATTTCGATGGAATTATATCCAATATTCCTGCAAAAATATATATATTCGTTTATATGAAGGCATAAAGTTTTGCACTTTTTCGCCAAAACTATTTGGTGATTAAACATTTTATTGTATATTTGCAGCGTCATTGTTTAATCATCAAATAGTTATAGTATGGCAGATAGAATTAAAGATATTATCGTTGGAGTAGTTCTTGCAATCCTTGCCTACCTCAAACCGATAGAAGGTGAGCTGTCTTCGCTTATGATCGTCTTCGCCCTCAACTTTGTTTTCGGTTATCTTAGCGGCATGATTGCAAAAGGAGAGAACTTCGAGTTAAAGAAAGCAGTTGTGTGCATCGGTCACGCTACCGTGTTCTTCGTCCTTTGTGCAGCAGTATATGCAATCGGGCGATTCAAAGGACAGATGGAAGGTTCCGTTCAATGTGTTTCCTTTATCTCGTATCTAGTATTGTGGTTCTATGGATGCAATATTCTGAAGAACTTGAAACAGATATTCAAGAAGGGCACCCCTCCTTGGTATGTAGTCAGCTTTATCTACTATCTCATGCGCTTCAAGTTTATCGAGAAGATTCCATATTTGTCGGACTATCTAAATTATGCAGAAAAGGAGGAAAAGGTATGACGTTATTAGAGATTGGTATGGTAGCAGCCATCATGGCAGGCATCATTGCTTTTGGCTGCTTGATTCAAGGAAATGATTATAGCGAGGAGGAGTAAACATGGCTGATTCTAGCAAACTCGTTCCGTTTATCCTCAGTTGGGAGACGGACAAATATACAAACAACAAGAATGACAGGGGTGGAGCAACAAAATTCGGAATCACCCTTGCAACCTGGAGAAAAGTCGGGTACGACAAGAATGGCGACGGAGTTCTGAATGAGGAAGATGTAAAGCTCCTCACCAAAGACGATTTTCATCGGGTTTTCAAGCAGAACTACTGGAATGCCTGCAAAGCAGACAAAATTCAAGATCAGAGTGTAGCCAACATGTTGGTTGACTTCGCTTACAATAGTGGAGTAAGCAGGGCTATAACATATCTTCAGATTACTCTAGGAATTACGGCGGATGGCATCATTGGCAATAAGACATTGTTTGCTGTCAATAAGGCTAATGGCAAGATACTTTTTGCGAGATTCAAAAAAGTAAGAAAATGCTATCTTAAAAGTATAGCCAAAGGAACACAGAAAGACTTCCTCAAAGGATGGCTCCGCAGACTAAGTTACATCACTTATGGACACTTAAAATTGAATGAATGATGAAATGTTATGATGTTAGGTTTTGGAAATGGGTATCCTATATTTCGGCTATAGGGATTGTTCTTTTATTGTTCTACGGATGCAGAACTCCTAGAACTATCACCAAGCAGACATATATAAAGGATTGTTCGAGCGATAAAAGATTCGACTCGCTTTTCACTGCCCGCATGGCATACACCTTCGATCAGTGGCTTCATTACCAGAAGCGCGAGAGCGAAAGAAGTACGAAAGATAGCAGCTATATTAAGGATAGCACAGCGACAAGGCTCGATGCGCAAGGTAACAAAATTGGCGAAGATAGATTCCACTACGAGAGCCATGTGCGAACAGAGAAGGAGGTTCAGAAGCTACTGGACAGCATCAGTCATTATAGGTCACTGAAGGATAGCGTTGCTATTTTTCGTCATAGACTTGATTCACTATCGAATATCAAGATTTCAAGCGACAGTGCTACAAAGGTGATTGAAAAGCCACTTACGGCGGCTCAGAAGATTTATATTCAGATAGGGCAGGCATTCTGCTTTTGTTTAGTTATCATTGTAATATACCTATTATATAGTATAAAAAGAAAAGGTTCTTAGTTAGAAAGTTTTTAGTTAGTAAGTTTTTAGGTTAGGTGCTTGATTGTATTCGGATAACTTGGCGGCTACTCGTGAAGAGTGGTCGCCTTTTTGTTTGCAAAGTAAATTCTTTCGTTCTAAGAGGATAAAAATGATATTACCTACTATCACCATAAATTACTGATTTATAGCCACTAGCAGAAACCATGATAGAGTTATAGCTTATTTCCATACTATTTCTTAACTTTGCACACGTAACGTTACAAACAGTGTTAGTTAACATAGGTAAATTTTAAAGATTGTAAAAATGGAAATGACAGATGCAAAAGTCGTGGAAAAGAAAATCTACGAAGATGGTAAGAAGGAGTATGCCAGCAAGGGTTTGGCAGGAACAGCCCTCGGAATTGGCATCGGTGGCTTGGCTTTAGCTTTGCTCAACGGCAATGGTCGTGGTGTATTCGGTTCTCTCGGTGGAAACAATATGCCCGAGAACGTGAACATCAACGCTTATGGAGCTAACGCAAGTTCCAATCAGCCAACCGCTTTACAGGTGATGGAGAAGGAATGCGCTGACGAGGTGAAGTTGCTTACCGACATGTTCGGTTTGAAGCTCGACACAGCTAACAAGTTCTACGCTATGCGTGAGGCTGACATCGCAGAGAAGTTCTCTATGTATAAGGGTGCTAACGATGCTATCAACGCTGAGAACCGCCGTGCAATGGAGGCTGAGTTCGGTCTTTACAAGTCTCAGATTGATGCGGACTTCGGTCTGTACAAGAATCAGAGAGACCAGTACGATGCGTTGCAAGCAAAGTATAACGACCTTGACAAGAAGGTAGCCGTGATGGAAGCCCTCACTCCTTACAAGGAGAAGCTTATGATGGCTTACGTTAACGAGAAGACATGCAATTGCTTGCGTGGTCAGTTGGTACTCCCATCTACGCCAGTAATTTCGGGCTACGGCAGCTATTGCTGTAACGGTACTGCTCCTTCCACTCCCACCACAGGAGCGTGACAGAGCAGTAAGGAAGTCTGTAAAAAGGACTAAGAAGAAATGAGTTGGTGAGGGGTGTTTGCCCTCGTTGGTGGATGCCCTCTCACCTCTCTATAATATATCACCAACTTTAAAGATATTGATTGTTATGATGAATTTTGGTAACAGCCCTTTGCTTGATATGGGCACAGGTCAACAGCAGCCGCAGATGATGGATGCCGAATTACAGAAAATATATGAGGCAATACAACAGAAGCGAGCATCTATCAATATGCAAGCGCAGCAGTCTTCCACCCCACTTTGGGATGAGATAGACAAGATAGAAGACAATCTTACAGGCGCACAACGTCAGTACTTGATGCAAAATCAGGAATACGTTAATAGCTTGCAATATGTCTCTAAGCTCGTACAAGACGAGGAATTGCGCATCATACGTCCTCGTATTGAAAGCACTCAACAAGGACAGGAAGCATTAAAGAAACATTTGTCTTTGATGCAACGACTGAGAAAGGAGGTGGCGCAGGCAGAAGAACTGAAATCTGCTATGCTCAACGATTATATGACTAACCATAGTGATAAGACTTGGCAAGAATATCTCGTTTGGTACAATAAAACACATAAAGGAGAAAACAAAAAATGAACGTAACAGAATTGAAAGAAAAGCTGCTTACATCGCTTGACTTGTGGGCAGACGCAAGAATTAGCGACATGGTTAAAGAAAACCCTGCATTGGCTATTCCTTCCGTGTATATGAAGCGAGCTTCGCATAACATTATCGCCAAGCACAAGGATAGTTGGGGCAAGAGCATTGACAACGCTACCCTATTCATCGCCGATGAAGACGGCAACATAGATGCTGACACCATATTTTCAGACCTCATGCAGATGTTGGAGAATATAAGCGACTATAAGTTTGATTTTGGATTCATCAAGGGTCGCATTGATGATGGTGTTATCGCAATCGACTTGCCAGATAATATCGTAACAACCATACTTTTCGGCAGCAAGAAGAGTATCAGCTTCGCAAAGGAAGACTTTGAGGAGCTTAAGAATCTGCTAACAGCAGAATCATAACAAACACAAATTCAATATAATATGGAAACAAAAGACATTATGAGTAAGTTTGATGAGCTGTACGGAATGATGGCTTCATCTACTAGCGTGAGGTATATGCGCACATTTGGAGACACGATGCGCTGCATGATGAAGGATATGGCATCCAAGCACCCAGAGCTTGCGCAAGAGTATCTTGATAAGCTGTGCGCAATAAAATGGAAGAATTATCTCACCAAGAAGGAAGCTTCTGAAATTGTGGACGGAATGAACCCACAGGCAACCTGGGACATGCAGACATGGCTCAAAGCAATGAATGGGCTAGGACTTGTAACAGAGGAAAAACCTTACTACAATGATTATGCTTTGTACGTTGCGATGAATCAGGTTGTTAGCGACCATGGATGCACGATTGCTAGAATCCTCGATAAAGAAGACGTGAAGGATATTGATACTGAGCATCTAGTTAAGTACGCATATAGCCTTGCTATCGACCTGTTAAAGGACAAGGATGGCGTGTACGACATCAGAGAGTATTTTCTAAAATAAGATAAAGTATGACGGACATTAAATTAATGGTGGATGCTGCAAGGCAGCTAAACCAGACTTGGAAAATGACTAGTAACGGTTTGGAGACGGATAATATTCCAAACGATGTGTATAATGCTTTGTGTGGAGTGGATGAAGCCGTCACCAATCTGATAGATAAGATTGGTGAAGCCACAAAAATCATTACACTAAGTAGCATATACAAAAATGCTTAACTTCTTGATACTCAGTGAGTTAAATTTAGTATTTTTAACTAAAATAAAGTGTGGTATATTTGCATATATCACATTTTTTTTGTACCTTTGCATATAGAAAGAGTGGTTATTTTGACTAACCACAGATTATGTTGAACCAATTAAAATCTTAAAAAGATGGAAGAAATTAAGGAAATCAAAAAGCTTACTTTTCAAGAAAGTCGAGTGTTAAAGGAGATAAAGCTATATGCTTCCGATGGAGAATTATTTTCATTTGAAGATTTAGTTCTTTACAGTGACTATACAGATTTCCAGTTAGAAAGAGTTTTGAAATCACTTAATGACAAGGGATTTATTGAGTATTCTAAAGAAAATAAGTATGGTATAATCAAGGAGGTCTGATATGGGAACTATATTTGTCATAGATACGTTAATATTTATCTTTATCGCAGTATTAGTTGATATAGCAAACAAACATTAATAGAATAAGCCCTCGACAACACGGTCAAGTCACTTATATGAAAGCTATTAAAGTAGCATTATTCTTTGAAATGATGAAGAATATGATGATTCAGTACTCATGCGACGAGTTGCAGGGCACTACTTTCAGAAGTCATTTTGGTGCAGTTGGGTTAGGTGATGCACAGGAACGAAACGGTTTCTTCCTGGCAGCCTATATAACAGACAATTCAGCAGCGCAGGATATTTTTATGGATTGGGTAAGAATGTATCTTGATGACGCAGTTGTATATAAGTACGATTCTCCTTATCAAGAGAAAGATGTTCCGGAGAAAGAATTAATGTACATAATTGAGATTAAAAATGAAGACTAGCAGTTTATATGTTACCCGCGACGATGAAATGTATGACACAAAGAGCGGGTTTGAGACTTACGAGGAGGCCAATGCCTATCGTGAGGAGTGTCAGAGAAGTTGGATCAATCATACCGACTATGTTTTTCTTATAACAAGAGACTCTGCCGGGAATTTTGTCAAAGAGACAAACTTGACAAAAGCAACAAAGGAAGAGAGAATCAAGCTTCTTGAAGAAGCAGGTATTCCATTGAAATAATTTGTAACCAATTAAAATATTAAAGATTATGACAACAGCAACAATTTTGAGTAAGGCTACCGAGGATATGGTAGCAGTTCCTTCTTCAGTTAATGAAGATAAGTTCTTTGATTTCGAGAAAGCCAAGACTCAGGCAATCACTCTCGAACAGTTGAGTCGCACACACCGCGAGGATGATGTTTACGGAAATCCGCTCCGTGGCATCTATCACTTTGACCTTTTCAATAAGGTCATTGATGAGTGTACTGAGCTCGGCTACAATGTGGAGGTTTACGATATGTTTGCCGCACAGAACAGAGACCGTCAGTCGCCTGGAGTGGTTCGCCTCCCACAAGTGGAGGCAGTCAAAGGTCAGCATGCGGTAGAGGCGCATATCCTTCGTCGAGTTTATGCCAATATCCGTATCACCGATTTCGATAATGACGAGACTACGACTAATGTGGCCGTAGCCTTCCACCAGAAAGGCATTCAGATTGGATTCGGTCCGAATGTGATGATTTGCCACAATCAGTGTATGGTATCACCGGAGCTTTATATGTCCAGCTACTCAGAAAAGGGCAAGAAAGGCTCTGGTATGGACATAGGCTCTATGTTAGATACGTTGAAGTCTTGGCTCGTAGATGCTCGACATATTATAGAGACAGATCGTGAGCGCATCCAGCGTATGAAAGAAACCAAGATAACGGCAGAGCAAATGTTCCTGCTGATTGGTTTGATGACAGCCACAAGAGTAAAGGCGGATTCTTCCAACAAGACAATTCGTGAGAATATCACCTATCCGCTCAACCAGTCGCAGATAACCGTCTTTACGGAGGATATGCTTGTGGCATACAAGGAGAAGGAGTTTGTAACAGCATGGGATATGTATAATTCTGCGACAAACTTATACAAGGCTAATCGCATGGATATTCCTGCATTACTTCCACAGAATCGAGCTATGGTGAATTTTATGAAGCAGAATGGCTTGATTATTTAATTGGTTCAAAGGAGCTTCCAAGGGTTAGTCCTTTGGTTGCTCCTTATATAGAACGTAATCCAATACTTTTCTATTTGCAGCGTCTATATTGGCAACACTCTTGTCAATATAGATAGCTGTTGTCCTGTTTCCATGGGAATGTCCCAATGCTTCGGCAATGATTTCTTCGGGTATTCCTATGGAGAAGGCTATTGTTGCCCACGTATGTCTAGCCCAATACAGAGAGATGTGTGCAAACAAAGGGTTATGCTTTGTATGATATTCCTTCTGAAAATCGTGAGCTTTCTTTTTCTCGTTCCTTTCTTTAGTGACAGGACCTATTGCCTTCAGTCCCTTGTTTGCCTTGCACACAAATTGTTTGTAGTTTCTCATATTCTCTGAGAAATTAACTAGCTTTGTCTTTCCTCTATACCTATTTATTATCTGTATGGCTTCCGGTTCCAGTCTGATGCTATACAATCTTCCCGTCTTCTTTCGCCTATACAGCAATCTTCCATCTACAACATTCTCATCCGTACAATTAAGAATATCGGCAGGGTTTATCCCGATCAAGAAGAATGTAAGCTTGAAATAATCCAGGTATTTTTGCTGCCATGGCTGCACATTATAATTAAATAAGGTACGTAGCTCATCTACTGAAAGAGAACGTTTCTCTGTCTGTTCCGGATTTATATCGAAAGTTCTCATAGGATAATGGCTGGTTATCTCATTATCGATGGCATCGTTGAAAACGGCACGTATATTTCTGAAATGTATGTTCCTGGAGTTCTTCTTTAACCCTTGTCTTATCAACTCGGCATCCAACCTCTTCAGCCAATCCTTTGAGATATCTTCAAAAGCGTAGGTATCTACCTTGCTATCGAAATCGCGCATCTTCTTCAAAGTGGTTGCGTATATTTCCCTGGTTCTTTGCGCAGAGCGACTATTCATATATTCTATATACCTATTTATAAATAGGTCTTTCTTCTTAACGTCAGGGTCCAGATAGGCCACAACTTTATTCTTTATCTGTGTTGAAGTCTGTTTGGTAAGCTCTCCTTTCATCTGTAGTTCCAATATGGCATTATCTATCTCGACCAGTTTGTTCTTGACAAATATTTCCAATCTCTGCTTGTTTGGTGCATCAACTATTCTTTGCTTCTTGGCATCCCACTGTTCCTTTTTCAATTTGACACCAAGAGGAATATAAGCTGCCTGCCTTTTCTTGGTTATGGCAACTTTTAGCGGTGCCGGCTCTCCGTCCTTGACCGCTCTTGTATCTAAGTATAGTTTCGTTGTTATCATTTGCAAGCTATTTGCAAGCAGAATTGTGCAAAAATGTGCAAGAATGTGCAAGAATGTGCAGGATTCTACTTAGTTGGATAAAATACGATGTTTTGGAAATACTTAATTTTCAGTGTTTTCTGCGGAAAGAGGGGGATTCGAACCCCCGATTCCCTTTAGGGGAATACACGCTTTCCAGGCGTGCCTCTTCAGCCACTCGAGCACCTTTCCAGTTTCGGAGTACAAAATTATCACTTTTTATTCGAAAAGCCACATATTCGTGTGCTTTTTACATTTCTTTAACTAGAGAACAAATAAAATAAGCGCCCTGAAAGGACAAAAGCTGTAAAAATGAAGCTTCTGCCCTTTCTATTATATTTGCACTTGGAAAAATAAAGAGGTGAAAATCTTTATATCTGCAAACTTTTGTTAACTTTGCAGAAAATTAGATAAGTACAATAAAAAAAGAAGAAT